GAAAGGACCGCCATGAACAAACCTGATTTTGAACCCCTCGGCAACCGCTACCTGATCCTGCCAGATGTGATCGAAGGCGAGTCGGAGACCATCGGAGACGTAACTCTTTCTGTTCCAAAGGACCCCAATAGACAGGCCATCGAGGGCACCGTTATCGCCTGCGGGGCGTGCGCGATCGAACTTGAGGTAGGCGCCAAGGTATTCTACGGACAATTCTCCGGCTACGATCAAAAACTTGAGGACGTCGAATACAAGGTTCTCCAGTTCAACGAGCTGCTTGGGAGGCGTCCCGCGAGGACCGTCGAAGCTGTCGAGGAACTACCAGAAGTTCAACCGCCTGCTCCAATTCCCATTGAGACCACACATGGAGTGTGTTTTGTGTGCAACCAGACCGCCTCAACCCCGACCGGGACACTTTGCAACGACTGCATCCCCTTCTAACCGCCAACCTCACAGGAGAGAAAGAACCGCCATGCCCATCACAATGCAGACAGGAAAAGAGGCTCGTGCCGAGATCCTCTCAGGAGTAAAACAACTCAACAAAGCAGTAAGCAGCTCTCTGGGTCCTGCCGGCCGCTGGACCCTGTTTCGCCATGGGCCGATGGTTGTGTTGACCAAAGACGGCGTAACTATTGCCAACGAGATCAACCTGCCGGGCGTCTACGAGTCCATGGGTTCCGACAGGATGAAAGGTGCAGCGCGCCAGGCCGTCAACGAAAGCGGCGACGGGACCACTACCGCCGTCCTGCTGGGCCACGCGATCTACGAGGCAGGCTGCAAAGCCATCGATGAGGGAGCCGAGCCCGTAAAGCTCACGCGAGGCATCCAGCGCGCCGTCAAGGCCATCGTGGGCGACTACGATCCTGCCAAAAAGAAGTTCTCCGGCGGGATTCTGGAGACGCTGGCTATCCCGTGCACGCCCGAGCTTGCCTTTCAGGCGGCGCGCATCAGTGCGAATGGAGACGATGCGATAGCCAAGGCCGTCTCTGAGGTCGTATTGAAGGTCGGTGTGGACGGAGATGTGACGATCGCTAACAGCTTCAGCCAAGAGCACTCGGTTGAGTTTCAGGAGGGCATGGGCATCAATACAGGACTCGTGCATCCGGGCTTTGTAAATGATGCCTACCGGAACCGAGCGGTGCTCGAAAAGGCCATGGTGCTGGTCATCAACCGGCAAATCTCGACAGCGGTTGAAGTGGTCAATATCATGAAGAAAGCGGCCAGCAAAGCCAAAGCTGACAATGTTCCCTTCTCGCTGCTGGTGATCGCGGATGAGTTCACGCCGGAGGCTATGGGCCAGTTCCTGCATCACCGGAAACCGCAGAATATGGGCGGCGACGGACTAGAGGTCGCCATCGTGCGCGCGCCGCTGTGGAAAGACGACAGGCGCGACTTGCTAGAAGACATCTGCCTGCTGACCCGCGGCAAACGCGTGGAGCACCCACAAGGCAAAGCGCTGGAGCAGTTGAGCGTGAACGCTTTCGGTACGGCCGAGCGCGTACTGATCACGCAAAGCAGGACCACAGTCATCGCTGGTGCCGCAGAAGACGATTACAGGACCGAAGAAATCGAGCCCTATCTGGCCCGGCTGACCACGATGGCCGAGGACACGTCCCTGCGTCCTGACCAGGTATCGAACCTGAAAGCACGGCTTGCGGCTCTCACCGGCGGCGTGGCCGTCATCAAGGTTGGAGGGACCAGCGTCAACGACGTGGAGAAGCTGAAGTTCCAGGTTGAGGACTCGATTCACGCCACGCGAGCGGCAGTCTCAGATGGAGTGGTGCCGGGAGGAGGGAGCGCGTTGCTGTTCGCTAGAGGACAGGCGCTTGATCCAGAGGACATCGACGCCACGGACGATGAGCAAGAGGGATACAACCTGCTCATCATGGTCCTGTCGAAGCCCCTGGAACAGATAGCTGCGAACGCCGGTTACGAACCCGATAAGACACGCGAACAGGTTGTTACTTGGGACGGCACGAACAATCATCTGTACGGCAAGAGCGGCTTCGACGCCTCGACAGGACTCTTCCCAGAAGATATGTTCGCCGCCGGCATTGTCGATCCCCTTCGAGTGGTCCGTTCCTCGCTCAACGCCGCGGCTAGCGAAGCATGCTTACTGCTGCTCACAGAAGTTGTTCTCGGGAACATTCCAGAGGAAGCTCCAAAGCAGATGACTGGGCAGATTCCCGGAAGACGGTAGGGCTATCGCCCAAGAGGTCCAAGGCTGCGCCGCAGGTCCACTGTGACGCAGCCTTTTCCATTGGAACGTATTTTCCCGTCGGGACCGAGCTTCCCTTTCCGCGCCAAGTCGCTCATCATCCATCGGTTCGTCAACTGAGATGCGAATGGATCAAGGCCCTCAATCGCTTCAGCCACAGCAATGCTTGGATCGATGCCGGCCGCCATGCGCAGGGTGCCCAGGACCTCTTTGCAGCAATCTAAAAGGTGATTATTTTTATTCTGCAGCGCCTCTGACGGGTTCCGCGTGAGCAATTGGCGGCTCGTCATTTCGACCCGCTTTGCCCGCTTCATCTCCCACAACAGGTTCGGGCAGTCGAACTCATGCAGCCCCGGCTGAGGACGGTCGCTCGGAGTCCTGCAGACGATGTACAGCCGCGGTTTCTTCCCCGTCGGCTTTCCTTCGAGCGTCGAGATTCCCCTCCACCAGTCGGCCATGATCCATTCGACAAAAGTCACGTCAGACCGCACTCCGTCGTAGGGCGTCATGCGCCACATGTTGTTCTTTTTGTAGGTCTGGTAGATGTTTGTCGGCGCGCCTTTGTCCTGCGCAACAGCATCGTAGAAGATCGACGGATCGGCCTTGATCCAGCGCGCGCGCTCCAGATCCGGCATGCGCTTCATAATCTTCACGTTCTCGTCGACGTTGTTTTGCCATTCGTCAGAGCGATAGCGGTAGAACTCGCCAGCCAGGTAGAGTTCAGGAGGGTTTTTCTGTCCCGTCTTCGGGTCGATAGATTCCTTGGGCACATAGCCCTTGAGCAAAGCCGTCGCGTTCGTGACGCCGTGATCGAAGCCAGCCACAACATCAGGATTCGCAGCGATGTACGGAGGGCCCGGATACCAGTTCGGGTCCGAGATCACGACGACCTGGTAAAGCTCCTCGTTCCCCAAGATGGCACCGAACACTGCTTCGCCACCCGTGGCGTAGGGGTCCATCTCCTGTTCTTTCTTCCATAGGGCTTTAGAGAAGTATCGAGACGAGTTTTCGATGTACCATTTCTCGCCCGCGAGGGTCTCTGGGTCGCGTTCAGGCACGGCGCTGTAATGCAGCGACATCACTGTCAAGCCATTTTTTTTGCGCCTGACTGTTACTCCCCTGATTACCTCTAGTCGGGTCTGCGAGGGAATGTCCTTGAGGCGCCGGAGGGCTTCCTGGAGTTTGGTGGGCATAGGCTAGGTCATGTCCGCGTCATTGTTGTGGTCCCAAAACGGCCCCATGTTCGAGGTCGAGTTCATCACAATCTTCGGCGTACCGGCCGCCATCGCCTCGTCGAAGGCGATCATGGCCTCGGGCTGGAAGGCGGACTCGTCCGAGAAGAATCCCCACGGGTGATAGGCCCGGATCTTGCCGGTTCCCGACGGCAGGACGAACATCACGCTCGATCCTACGCGGAACTCGTTGGCCGGCTGCTTATCGGTTGGCTTCGGGAGCGGAAACTCGTCCTTGAGCCACTGCGGCTGAGAGTTATACAGGTGTTTGGCGTAGGTAATAACCTCCGAGCCTTTGTCGTCGGTGATCGTTTGGACGGCAACTTCGCGCTCGTCGACCAGCATGCACTGCAAGGTGAAATAGGCCGTAATCGCCCAGGTCACCATCATGGTCCTGCTTTTCTCGAAAATCTTCACCCGCTCGGTATCGTCCTCCAGGTACTCGAAGATGACAGGAAAGAAAGGCCAGTTCGGAAATGGTTCCCACGGCGTAGGCCGCTTCTGCTCTTTCCAATACTGGTTATAAGTTTTGGTGTACTTCGTCGCCCAGGTGAGAGTGTCTTTGGTGGCTGCGCGAACTTCGTCAGCTCTCTTGCGCTGGTCTGCATCTGAGAGTTTGTTCTCGCTCCTGACGGCGCGGTCGACGGTCTCCTGCTGCTGCTCGAGGAGCAGCGCGGCGCGCGCGGCGAGGAGGAGGTCTCTATCTTCGGCGGCTGTGGTCACAGCGCTAGTTTACAGGGAGTCCTGTCTTACCCTCGATCAGCCTGTGGCCGTGCGAGACGATCTGGCGCAATTCCTCGGGGGTCTTGCCCTTTAGCGGGTCTTCTTCCCTGCCGTATCCGCACTTGTCGAGCAGAAGGCTGGCGGCTTTCACCTGGCCGTCCACGGTGCCTTTGGTTTTCTCGGGATCCATCATCATCAAGTGCATGAGTTGCTGCTCGATGTTCGCTTTGCAGATGCCGACTTTGCGCATCCTGCGAACCTTGGTCTTCGCCAGTTCCTTGATTTCCTCGTCCTGCAACTTCGATAGGAACAAGCGTACCGGTGCCGAGTCGAGGATTTCCTGCACTTCGGTCAGGCTCATGTTCAGTTCGATGGCCGCGGATTCTTTGTCTTTCTCGACGCAGATGATGGCACAAGCCTTTTCGATCACAGTGAGACTCAAGCAGTCGGCTTCGATTTGCTCGGGGTTCGCCTTATCCCGCTTGCGTAGGGGTTTCAGCTTCTCAGGTTTGCGGTGAGCAACAGGACGCAAGGGGTCAGAGGCGGTTATCGGGCGCCGGGGCATGAGGGGCTTTTCAGGGTCCTGCGTCATCCTGCTATCTCCAAGGATTTCCACACGCGGCGAGGGCTACCGTGCTGATTTCTGCGTTTACATGGAACGAAGGTATCGGTCTTCTGGATGATCCCGAGTCCTGCTGCTCGATTCATCACAGAGCCCATGACGTGCCGATCGACCGTACATGGAATGTCGCCCATCGATTCCATCACGTCATCTGTCGTGAAGAGATTCTTCCTGCGCGCAACCTGCCGGACGTGATCGAAAGCCTGTTGAGCCCACACGGTCATCAGTTATTTCCTTCTGGCAGACCGGATAGCGTCGATCCGCTTCTTGTCCAACAGGGGCTTAAGCTCCTGCCGTTCGGCCGCTGTCGTTTTCGGATCGTCGTAGATCGCCTTAGCGTCAGTATAGTTGAGTTCCTTGAAAACTCGGTCGAGGTAGGTGAGGTTCTTCTCGCGCGCCGCCTGCCGGACGCTGTGCACCGTAGGATGATCCTTGGCATAGTCCCTTTCCGCCTGCTGCTCGGGAGTCAGCGGGGTGTGGGGATCAGAGACTGCACGCCGCGCCAGCGCTTCTGTAAGCGCGTGGGAGCGATCGAGAGCCGGCGGTGCGCCGCCGATCATACCAGTGAATCGCTCGGCTTTGCTGGCCGTGTCCTGCGGGCCGTAGGGGCGCATCCAGTTGTCGGCCGACATCGGCGTGAGATCGCCAACGGCGTTGTACTTGAGCCCCTGCCACATCTCTTTGTAGAACGGGTCATTGGGATTCCAAACGTAGTCACCGAAAGCATCCCGATTCTGAACGAAGGTATCCCAGGCGTTCACGGCGACGTCAGAGACTTTGCCTTTGGCGTAGCGGCCAGGACTCTCAAAGCCATGCTCGTAATCTTTGAGTCCTGTCGGCCACGAGACTCTGACCGGCTCGCCGTGCTCATCCAGCGCACCGGTGCGCGGGTGCATCGCTTCGAGGGCCGAGTTGGCTTCTGGTGATAATCCGTTGGTCTTCGAGTCCTGCTGCGCCCAATCCCACGGATATTTGTCTGTCGCCAGTTTCTCGGTTACGCTGCCCAAGGTACTCGTCAAAAGCGCCATCGACAAGATCCAGCCAGCGTTGACTCCGAGCTGGGGGAGCCGGGATGTGGCGCGCCGGGCTTGGCTGATCCAATCTCCCTTTTTGGCTTGCGCATCGAAGTGCTGGAACATTTTGTCGTCAAACATCTTTGAACTGGCCTGCTCTTTGACCGCCTGGTAGGCACCGCGCCAGGAGCCAATGGCCCAGGTTGCCGACCGGAAGAAGAATTGAAGTGCTCCCTTGAGGTCGTTGTTGAGGTAGAGAGAGTCCCAATTGAGTTCGCCAAAGCGGTTGTCCGTGGTCTGTGCAACTTCGCGCGCGATCTCTTCCTCGGTCTTGTCGCCGTCCGCGATGGCCTGACTGTACTGTGCGAGCTTGGTCGATAGGAGCTCAACCGCAAACGCCCACTTCGACCGCGGGATGTAGTGGCTGAACAGCGGGCTCATGATCCCGTGGGAGAGCCAGGGCAGGAATTTGCCGATGCCTTTGCCGATCTCGCCATTCTTCCAGGCGTCGAGGCAGTGATCTCCGAATGACTGCTGGAACTGGCTGGCAATGTTCCACCGCAGGCCGCCGGCGAAAAGCAGCTCCATAAGGTGCGGGAAATCGGGGTAACGCTCGGCGAATTTCTTGCCCTCGGGTGACTCGAGGAACTCATCAGGGTTCCGAGCGTACTGGATGATCTCGCCACCGCGCTTGATTGCCGTATAGGGAGCCACAATCGACTTCGCAATATCCGCGAGTCCTGCCGACACTTTGGTCGGGTCCAGCGCGCGAATACCTTGGTTGATTACTTTGTCCATCCCAAGGTTAAGGCCGGAGGCCATATTCTCGATCGTGATGTAGGCCCAATGGAAAGCCGAGATTGCAAGTTTCATTTCCGTCGAGAAATTCTTCAACTTGACGAACGCACTGAGAACCTCACTGCCAGCGATGTGATCGATACTCAGGTAGTTATTGAGCAGCCGCGCCGCATCCTTTTGGATCGCCCAGCGGCCGGTTTGAATTGGGTAGGTATTTCCGTCGACGGCCTCAACGACGCGCCACACGTTGCCGCTCTTGTCGTCGACAAAGCTAAAGTCCTTGGGCAACTTTTTCCCGTTTTTCAGGAACATCGCAAGGCCCTGATCCTTGAAGTTGTACCAGGCATACAGGGCCGCAACGAATTTCGCACCCTCCTGCAAACGCCGCAGCAGCATCGCGACAGGATTCCCCAAGGGAACTGCACCCTCTTCAACGGCTTGCTTCAGGGTGTAACGCTGCTGCTTCATGAACGCCTTCGAGCCTTCGAACGGCCGGCGGGACACCTGGCCGAGACGCGCGATCTGCTGATCCTCTGTCAGCGTCTTCTCGCCGCCCGGAGCGACTTTGTAGCGATTCGGGAAATAATTCGACTTATCACTCAGTTCGACTTGGGTGCTCTTCTTCTTTCCCAGGTTGACGGCGACCTTCTCCCGCATGCGCTGCTGGCTCATGACCTCTTGCATGAACTGCTGGGCTTGCTCTAGGTCCTGCGTAGGCTGCTCTTTGCCGGTCTGCCAGCGATCTACAAACTCGATCCATCCATCTGGCCCATCGGGTTCCATCCGTTCGAACATCTGATTAACGCTGTGCAGGAATTGCCCGGCTTCGAATAGACGAAGAGCAGGTTCTCCGAGAGCTTTGCCCATGATGTCCTGCGCGTCCTTATCGACGCCCACGGTGGGGAACAAGGTATTGGCCACTTCCCACCCCATAGCTTTTCCGCTCTGGCCGGCCCGTTTCACGGCGGTTGTGGCTTCCTTCCATGTGCTCACGACCGCTTTCTTGGCATAGTCCACAACCGGCTGCAGAACCCTCGTGACGTAGGGGTCGAGAGCGCCGGTGCCGAGGAACGACATCGTTGTGGATCCTGTCGCGCGCCGCGGCGGCTTTGGCTTATCGAGATCGGCTTTTGCTTTCTCGTCTATAGTCCGCGCCTGGTCGACGTGAGACGGCGATGCGTAGAGCGCGATCTTGCCCATGATGGCCTTGAGCGCATCCAGTTCGTGACCTTCCTTCACCGTGGCTTTCATCAAGCCGCTGCTCGACGCGAACTCGCCGCCCTGCACGGTTTCGAGCAGTTTGGGATCCAGGAAGAACTTGCCAGATGCCGCCTTCGACATCTTGGTCCTGATCTCCATTTCGTCCCGTGAATTGGTAGGACCGAAAACCCCGATCTCCGATCCGCTGCTCTGGAGATATGAGCCGTTCTCCTCGAGGAACTTCTCAGCACCCTCGGGCGTGCGCATGGCGTAGGTTCCCTCAACATCGGTGTTGATGTCGAATTTCGACGGCATGAGGATGCCCAGCTTCGATGTTCCGTCCTCCATCGTAAAGCTAATAATCCTGCCTTTTGCGCCCTGCTTTAATTCACCGAACGCGCCCAAGAGGTTTCCGGTGATGATCTTGGCCTTCTGCCGGTCGCTGCCGTAATCCTTGAAGAGTTGGCGCACGTCAGCATTGCGCCCGAGGTTCGACGTGACCAGCGCGTCCATCTGCGAGCCGGGAACCTTGGTCTGCCGTAGGCCGCTGTTCACGGCGATGGTGAATTGCAGCGAACTCGGGGCATAGGGATTTCCAGAGGGCTTTTTTGCTCCCTCGATATTAGTCACGACGCCGTTGTAGGACTCGCCATTGATCTCAATGCGAACTCCGGTTCCCACCCGGTAGTCGTTCAGGAGTTGACGGCCGCGGGTGCGCATCTGCTGTGCGCGCTCCATCGAACTGGCTGCCACGAGTCCTGCGTAATAGGGCGTGTAGAGTTCCTCGAAGTGAGCGGCCAACGCGCGGGCTGCAAGCGTATCGCGCTCATGGGGTGCAAGTTTCATTGCCTCTTGCCCAGACGTGTCAGCGATCCGCTGCATGACCTCTTCGGGGGTAAACGGCTTGCCCTGGCGTTTGATCGAGTACTCGCCGTAGGTCGCGTCCTGTCCGAATGGCGAACTCGAATCTGTTCCCTGATACATCCGCTTGCTGTCGAGTTCGCGCGCCGAGTAGTCATAGGTCCGTGGCTCAAGATCGTTCTGGCCGGTCTCGTCGAGGAAGTCGATGTAGTTTGTGTACGCCTCCGAGATTGAATCCATGAACTCCTGCTGCTGAACTACAGGCAGCAACGCCGAATGGCCGGTCGCCTTCATCGCCAGGCCCTCGTTCGCGCCGGGCTCTCCCTTCTCGTTAGTATCCGCGCTCAGGCCTAGCAACCGGCTCATCTCGGGATTATCAAAGAGGTACTGCCCTACGGTCCTGTCGCCATATTTGTTCATCAGGTCTACGGCCTGAATCGATGTCGCCGCGCGGGTATTGCTCGAAACGTTCGCGTTCAGCGACTTCATCTTCTTTGCGAGGTTGATCGCCGGACGCATCTCAGCCGGGAGCGCCACAGCGAGGAATGTGTACCGCGGGAGAACGAGTTGGCCGGTCCTGTTGACGCGGCCGAGAATCTGCATGACGATGTTGACGTCCCCGGCAGGCTGGCCGATAATCATGTGCCGCGGGCGTTGGTCGCGGAACTTCTCGGAAGCGTGGAGAGAGATGCCGGTCGATCCGGCGCGGTTGATAATCAGCGCGTCCAGACCGCCGTTGTTGAATTGAGTCGCCGTGTTGACGCGATCTTTTTTCTCAATGCCTGGAACCGTGCCGAGCTTCGGAGTGTCGCCGCTGTAGTCGATTCTCGCGGTGCGGCCGGTAATCTCCGCAATCTTGTATCCGGCCTTCTCGACTTTGTTCCTGATGTAGTCGATGGGCGAAACGGGAAGATCAACTTTCAGATTGTCGATCAGGGCCTGGGCCTCATCGTAGGCCTCGCGCACCGGCGCGCTCAGGTCATCCAACGGAACCTCAACGCGGGTTTTGTTGCCCTGCACATCGGTCTCGTTGTAATAGCGAGTGCGCATCAGGGCGCGATCGCTAATCCTCGAATAATCCAGGTCTTTGAGGGAATCACCTTCTTTCAGGTTGTGACCACCGATGTAGCTGTCGAGGAATGCGCCCATCGTGTTTTCGAGCGCGAACACTGGCTTTTCGCCGCGCTGGATGGACGCAATGATTTCGTCTGCGGCCGTATCTGCCTTAAGCGCTAGCAGGAGTTGCTTCACCATGTTGTGAACGACAGACGAGAACTCCATATGCTGAATCGGCTGCACTTTGCTCTGTGCACCACCGCCGCGTGTCATGGCTTGCGCCTTAATCCGCTCAAAATCGAGGTTGTGGTACATCGAGTCGGCTTTCACGATGGCGCGCAGGACTTCAGTCACCTTGTCAGAGATCCGCGTGTCCTCGGCCTTGTTCGCCTCGTCCACGAGATTCTTAATTTCAATCCCGTCGAAAGAGCGCTCGCGCCTCACAAACTGGCCAGTCTCAGCCAGCAGGCTTGTGAGGACGGCTTGCAGCGGTGCACCGCCGGCCATGATTGCGTCGGCAACTTTGGCTCGATCAGGAATGGCGATCGAGATGTCCGTCTTCCCCGCGTAGAGCGGCAGATTGTCAGGACGCTTGGCCCAGGTAGCCGACAGGAAGACAACACCTTTTGATCCTGTCAGCAACTCGGAGAGGAAATTGCCCGTATTCGAATCGCCCCCTGCGTTGTGGCTCTCGTCGAGGACGAATACCGCGTTCTCGGCGATCCGCTGAAGCGTCAACTGTTGTCGGTTGTCGGTATTGATTTGCGAGTAGGTAAGAAAGACGGCGTTGCGTCCCTTCGGCAACTCGCCCGTCTCTCGAATCCTGTCGAGCACAGGACGCATGGCGCCGGGATTCTGGAAGATTTTGCTTCCGGTCCTCGCATCAGTGATCGAAGCGTCTGCGTTGAAGAGCAGCGGAGAGATCGTCTGCCCCGAGCCAATGTCCTGCAGGTCCGCGTACATCGGCGAGAATAGGGGCGCACTTTCAGTGACAAAAACGGGCGTATGGCTGTGAAGTTCCGCCCAGCGGATCATGGCTGCTGCTACGCGGCCCTTTCCTACGCCGGTCTGATCTCCAACCACGATAGCTTTCCCGCGCTGCATCTGATGAATTGCCGCGGCGATGGCGTCCGTCTGGATGCCCATGAAAGCCTCATGCATTGTCTTGACGTCAGGGTAACCTAATTCGTTCGTCACCCACTCGTCGATGTCGCCAGCTTCCTCCGCAACGCGGTCCATCGCTTGCTGCATGGGTCCTATCAGAGCCTTGGGCGCCATCACTGCAACGTCCTTCTTCGCGGAGTGGGGCCGGTAGCTCGATTGGAACTGGTTGCTTTCGTCGACGATCGTATCGATAGGACTCAGAGCATTTGCAGGATGTCCATCAGGCTCGGCAGATTGTCTTCTGACAACTCGCGCGGGGGGTTCTCCTTCTGCCAGTCGATCTGAGCGAGCAACATCCCCATTTGGTCTAACTGTGCTATCTGTGGTCCCCACTCCTGGGTCGGGGACCCGACCGCTATGTTGGATAGGTCCGGGCTGTAACTTGGTCCCCCCATCGCTTCGAGGTCCTGCCGGGCCCGCTGAGGATTCTCCTCGATCAGCCGGCTGATTTCGTCCTGCAACAGTTCCCGGTATTGCTCCGGTGTCGGGGCTTTCGGCCCGCACGGCACCGCCAGCGACATTACCTGCCGGTCGCTGTCCTTCAAGATTGGAGCCCAGATATTCAGCAGCTTTGTCATAAACTTCCTCCCATGTTTTCAAGCGTGGAATGGTGTCGGCAACGGGACTCACTTTGGCGGAGCGAACCCGGCCGTCAATGGCGATCACACGCACAGGCCATGCTGCACCCTGGCGTGAGTAAAGGTCTCCCTCGAGTTCAAAATCAGAGACCACGTTGTAGTGAGCGTAGAGCCAATTAAAGAAGGGACGAGCAGCGTTCGTGACTTCGCCAGCCTCTTCTCTGGATCCTGCGCCGAGGATGATTGCAGCTTTTCCGGCGTCCTTCATCACGCCGAGAGCTTTGGCTGCGATCAGATGGTCCAGTTTTACGATGTTGTACCCATCCACTTTGACAGGACCCGGAAGGTTGCCGAACGGCGGGTTTGCGACTACGGCGTCATAGCGATTGTTCGGTGTCCAGACAGTTGCATCGTGGCTCTCGACGTTGAATCCCTCGTCCTTAAGAGTCTGCGCGCGCGCCGGGTCCAACTCGTTCGCTGCGGTCTTCTCGGGGTTTGCAGCGATCAGCAGCGCCCCATTGCCAGCCGTGGGCTCATAGACCGTGCTGTGCCAGTCGACCCCGGCAAAGCGGTCGGCCACGAAGGCGAGTGGGAGTGGCGTCGAATAGGCCTGGTTCCCGATGCTGGTGCTGGTCCTGATAGCAAGGTTGGGCTGGCCCTGGTAGAGGCCTACAAGGCGTTCAAAGACACGCTGATTACCAGAAGTGCTCGCTCCAAAGTTCTTTGCTTGGCTGGTGATGATCTCGGAGGCGACCCGGTTCAGCATGGCCTCGTAGGCTTCCTGAGCCTCCTTCATGCGGAGCTGGTCAGGTTCCTTGCCATCGAACTCAGTGACGATCTTTTTCAGGCCGTTGTAGTCCTTCGGTCCTGCGCCGTGCTCAAACTTCAATTGCAGCGCGTCAACGAGGGTTGCTTCGCCAGTTGGCTCGCCCTTCGATTCCTCGGCGCTCGCGGCTTTTACAGGACTTACATCCTCGATGTTCTTGTTGACAGTCGAGCCGTTGTCCGCGATCCGCACCTTTTTGCCGTCGGTCCAAGCTACTTCTCCGGTGCGCTCTTTCCCTTTGTTGGTCCTGTAGGTTACCCTGTCGCCCTTGGCGAGAGGCTTGGCTTCCTGCTGCTGGAAGAGCGGCTTGACGATCAACTCTCCGGCCGGGCCGGTAGGCTTCGGAGCAACTGGATTGTCGATGGCATATGCTTGCGCCTCGGCTTTAGCGCGCATGGCCTCAGTTCCAGACCGGCGATCCTTGCTGGTGAAGTAGATCATCGTGTTCTCGTGAGGGTGAACGAGAACGGTGCCGTTGTCGTGCTCAACTTTCAGCCATCCGGTCGGCTCGTGATGAATGTCAAGCATAGGCGTGGAGTCAGCGCGCATGAGTGCCATCTCCGATGTGTGCTGGCTGACCTTTACAGGCTCTCCCTTGGCGGCCTTCTCAACCAGCTTCAGCCCCTTCTCGTACTGCTCTTGCGTCAGTTCCGTTCCGAAAGCCAGGTTGAAATCGAAGAACGGTTTATCGCTTGGATCGTGATTCGTGGCGGCGACTGCGAACGACGAGAATGCCTGCCGCATCTTGTCGATCGGCTCGTCCAGCTTCTTGAGAATCGCCTCGACGACAGGACCCTGCTCGTGGGTATCAAGCCCACGGAAGATTTGATCGTACCGTTCGGCGGCGGCAACGATATGAGGCTTGAGGTTCCAGCCGTCCTCAGCGCCAGCGATGGCTTTGATGCTGCCCATCGTGCCCAAGAGTTTCTGTTTCAGGAAGTCAGGCGTCTGCTCAATCACTTCAGCAGGCAACAGTTCACCTAGGAGCGCATCCCCTACTTTGGCTCTGGCGGAAGTCGTTAGTAGAGCGTTTCTCGGGTTCACGTTTTCTGCACTACTGGTGAGGATACCATCGTTTACCAGAGCTTGGGCAACAAAGTGTCCTGTGTCCTTGTCCCGCAGGACGCTATCGAGGGTTGCAGTGGGGTCCTGCGAGGCTTGCTCATCGACTAGGGCGGTGATGGCTTTGGCGGCTGGGGCGGGCAACGGTTTCAAGAACGGCTTAGGAATCGGCTGTACGCTGTCCTTGTCGAACAGGTACATCTCGGCTGAGTCCTTGTCGGCGGGAGACGGCTTCTGGCTGTTCTGTTGGAACTGGCGCAGGTTGAACTCGTCATGCCGGGATTGCGCCTCAAGGATGGCGTTATCCATGAGCCACTGGTCAACACGCTTGACGGTGTTCGTAGCCTTTCCATTGGTGCTGGTATCCACCCGGGGGAAAGGTGTCGTCTTGCGTCCTGTCACAGTCAAGACCGTCTCACCGGGAGCCAGCATCATGCCGACTTCGCCGCGTTTCGTCTCAGGTTCAGCCGCTTTCATCTCAGGTTTGTTAGCTGGCTGTTCTCCCTTTGGCGCTTCCGAGGTAACAACTGGAGAACGGCCCTTGAATGCGATTTCCTCGATACTGCCGTCTTGCTTGGAGATGGATACCGAACTGACGGTAAAGGTCTTGCCCTCGGCAGTTGCGAGTCCTGTGTACTTCTTGGCCGCTTCCGGCTTGACGTAGGCCACTGTTGCGTGAGGCTTGTAATCAGGGAACGACCGCTCGACAAACTTCCCGTGCTGATCTAGCTCCTTTTCCATCCTGCGCAGATCCGCGGCCTCTACGGCGACGACGATTGGTGCAGCGCCGTCTGAATGCTCGCTGGGCGGGAATGCCGTTGTCTTGCCGAGAGTAGCTTGGAAGGGCGCTTGCTTTTCAAGATATGCCCTGATTCCAGCCGTGTCGGTCCCATCGATGCCATACCGCACGGTGATGTGCGCGTCCTTTACCAGCCCTTCGCCCATCAGGTCTGCGGGGCTGATTGTCTGGCGAAGCGCAGCCAGCGCACGGCCAGCGTCAGAGTTGTCAGGAATGTCGGCCTGAGTGTTGCCGTACTTGTGGACCTGCGCAACGTCTTCATCCTTCAGTTCAACAGGACTCGCTTCCCCTTTGAACTTGGCGACCAGCTTATCCAGTTCACCTTGGGGATTCTTTTTGTCCCGCGCCGCTTTACGAATGTCTGCGGCCTCGATCTCCTTCGCGTGGTAGTAGGTCCCGCTGAACGTCCCCGCGCCCTTGACTGGCGTGCGCGTGAGGTCCTCCACTCCAGCAGGCTTCCACGCGACGTTGGCGGGAACATGAATGAACGGATGTTCGCCTTTCTTTACAGCATCGGCCCAGCGCTGCAGTTCCTCGCGGCTCTGGCCTGGCGGGATCGGCTCGCCCATCATCCCGGCCTGGTTGTGATCTTCCTGCCGGTTGGCCCGACGCTGAATTTCCCGCTCGACCATCGCTTTGCGCACCGGCATTGTGACGGTCGCGGTCCTGCGAATCAGGGCGTCAAGTTGTTCCGAGGTCGCGTCCATCGGCGCGCGCGCAAGCGCAACAGCAGCCTTCTGAGTAGCAGGCGTGTCCGGGATTTCCACTGGCTCTGCATTTCCTGTGGACTTCTTGGCTGTTTCGGTGGGTCGGATTGCCTCGTCACGTTCCTCCTGCGCTTGCTGGGCGCTTTCCTGGCGCTCTTTCGCGGCGTCCTGCTGGGCATCGTGCTGAGCTTTAATCAGTTCGTTCTGCCTGCCGATCTCGTTGTTGATGACGTTCACGGCCTCGGTCTGTGCCGTCTTCTGGCTATCCACGTTGACTACGGTTCCGTCTGGTGCGACTACCGTGCGCGTGGCGAGCATCCAGTTGGCGAGGTTTCCCACCGATTCCCTGATCGCGACAGGGCGCTGCATCGCTGGCAAACGCATGATGACCGAGCCAGCCAGATTCACCGTGTCCTGCGTGAGCGCACCCTGATCCATTCCCGCGGGCATGGGGACCTGCGGCGGCTTCGGCGGGGGGATGCCCATCGCAATATCGTCGGCCTTCGCTTTGATTCCCTGGGCTTGCGCAGCGGTTTCGGCGATTGTCGCCTGCTGGGCCTGCTGCTGCATAGCAACCGGATTGGGCGATTGCGGTGGCGGCGTAGGGGCTGTTTGTTGGGGGGCCACTGGCTGCTTATTAGAAGCCGCAGCAGTGGCGACGGCGGACGGCGTAAAGAAGGCCGCCACGTGAACAGTTTCTTGGTCCTGGCGGGTCATCCCGAGACCGGCCGCAGCGATCTGTGGGGGAATTCCGCTTTTCACTTTGGCGACGTAATCGGCGCCGACTTCGGCAGGACTCGGGACGGTGGTTTGTCGCCCGGCAGGATCCGCCTCCCATTGGGAAGGGCCTTTGCGCCACTCCTCACTGGTGCGCATAGCCGTTGTGTTCAGGTCCTGCGCTTGTGCGCGAAGATATTGCGCTCTCTGAACCAATTCAGGATCGATCGGTTGGACTGGTTCACCAGCGGCCTGTGCAGCGCGCTGCGCTCTTTGCGCCTTTAACAGTTCCTGCCCGGCCGCGTGCGCGGCGTCCGTCGCCTGAGAGGCGCGCGCCTGCAGAGCTTCGAGTTCGGGGGGAAGCGTGGCGGCTAGCGGTAGTTTGGCAGGGATTACCGTCGGTGCTTGTGTTGTTTGAGTGCGCGTAGCAGTAGCAACGCCACCACGGCCCCCTCCCAGTTGCAGACTTTCGGGGGCGCTTCCTCCTGCTCCGCCGCCTTCGATCGTTGGGGGCGTGGGAGGGGGGGACGACGGAGGAGGCAATTCGCCGGGAGGGGGCAATACTTCGCCAGGCGTCTCTATGGTCTTGACAGCCTCTCCACCACCGGTCAACATCGGCGCTGTTTGAATCGCAGTGCCCAATGCCGTTCCTACAGAAGCAGGAGTGACCTCGCCGTCCGGTCCAAGTTGCTCTACCCCCCTTTTGATCCCCTCACCAACAAAAGGCAGCGCGTAGGCGGCATGCTCTGCGGCTGAGTACGGATTGCCCTGCTGCGCCGCAGTTACAGCCTGTCCGGCCTCATCGGTAGTGCGCATAAAACCGCGGTAGAGGCCCTCGGCTCCCGAAACGGCAGGACCGCCAATGTCTTCAATGGTCGATCTCACTGGATGTCGCGTAAATTCATCTCTTTGAGCCTGCGCAGCTTCGGGAGTCATCCCGAAGGTCGCGCCCAGTGAATGCCAGAATCCCTCGCGCGGCGCAGTGCCAACCATAGCTGCGTCGGAATATGGATTGACAGGACCCGGCTGGCTCTGCGGGTCGATGTCAGATGAGGAGAGAGAGACCGGCTGCGCAGGAGCCTGCTGGCTTCCGCTGTCGAGGTCGGAATCGGACAATTGGATGGGCGTCGTTGCCATTTAGTTCCATTTGGGAATGATCTTCCCTTGCCGCGTGAATCCTGCGATGATACCGGTTTTGCCGTTATAGGTGATCGGGTCCCCGACCTTGACCGACTGGCCCGATTGCGTCTTGCCCTGCTGAGCCCCCGTGGGAGGCGCGGCTGGTTGCTGTTGCTGCGGAGCCGCTTGCTGCTGCGCTGGCTGACCATTGGAAGACTGCCCGATGGGATCAAAATTTCCCTGCGGGTCGATTTGATAGCCCTGTTTCTGTAGACGCACGTTGGCCGCGGTTCTGAATCCATCAATCTTCGCGTTGAATTCCTGGCCCGGAATGATCGCCCCGGTTGAGATGTTGGTATAAGTCCCGTCTTGGTTCCGGGTAAACTGTTGCGCGTAAGATTCCTTCTGGCCATTGGCAGCGTCCACAATATCCTGCGCCGCAGTAGCGCCATCTTTAAGCGTGCCTCGGGCCGTCTGCGTGACCTCATTTTCCTCGGCCGTTGTCTGGGGATAGCGGCCATGTTGAGATTTGAAAGTCTCCCTCGCGTCCCTGTACATGTCTGATTCGGCGCTAGGCACCCGAATATTTGTCGGGTTCCTGACGGTCAGATGACCACCAGAGCGAACGACTTGCTCCTGCTCTGGAGTGAATGGGTGTCCTGCTGCGCGCGCATCGCTGATGGTTTTCTCGGCTTGAGCTGCTTTACCAGCCGGAGAGTTGAGGAACTGCGCCGGAGGAGCAAGGTTGGTCGCCGGACGCCCTTTGACGTCAGTTCCCTGCCATTCCCCCAGAGGATTCTTAGGATCGACAGGACGCATGCTCTGGGGGACAATCGTCGCGTCCCGCACGACCGCGTGGGCCGCATAATCCTCACCACGTTGTTGCCTCTCGGTATTCAACGCCGCATCATTCGCTGCTACGCGCTGATTCTGATAAACCGCCTGGCGTGTCTGATTCTGCGCGTTTACGTCGGCGATCTGCTGGCGCGTTCCCTGCTCCGTTTGCTGCTCGGCGGCGCGCGCGCGGTTCAGCGGCGCATCGTTTACCTGATTCGCTACCCGCAATCCAGCCTCGGGGTTACGGCTCCCGAAAGCTACTGCTCCTCCACTCAGGGCTGCGGCGATTCTGCGTCCTATCGACGGCTTGTAGTCGCTCGGCTTGAAGTTGGCGATTTCTTTTTCGAGCGCCTGATAATTCGGCAGATTGTCGACGTACTGAGGCATTGCGGGAAGTTGAACTGGGCCGCTCCCTGAGTCCTGCGCGGATTCTGATTCGGGAGCCACGTAATCGGCGCTCTGATCTTGCCCGGGAAACGGCTCCTCGCCGGTCGGCTCTTCCTGCGCGCCGGGGTCATCGGGCGACTGCGCGTAGGCGTTAGCGTCATCCGGGGCAGCAGGTTCAGGCTCATCTGCCTGGTCAGCCGCTTCGGGCACAGGACTCTCGGAAACTTCGTCTGGATCGCTTGGCTCTTGCCCGCCAGAGAACGCAGAGCCCATCTCGGGGGTCTCGTCTTCGCTATCGTCGTCTTGGCTGAAAAGCGCCACGCGTCGATCTCCCTACCTGCTTGCAATACCGGCGCCAACTGCTCCGGCCGCGCCAATTCCAGCGTCAATCATCCCGTCGTTAGAAGCCTCTTGGGCGTCTTCACCCTCTTGTGCTGTGCCCAGCGTGCTGTCCTGGCCACTCACCGAGGTTCCGTAGAGTCCTGCCTCGATGTTGGCTCCCTGCCCCTGATCACTGAGAAGTTTGTCTTGCTGATTGAGCCAAGTCCCCTCGTTTTCCGTGTCGCGCGTGGCATTGTAATCGGTCAGCTGTCGCTGGCCGGCGCGGGCATTGGCTGAAACATCGCTGGCCAAAGCCGCACTGTTGGTTCCCGTGCGCGCCACGGTCTGCTGCTCTTGCTGGCGAGCCGCATCATTCTCGGAATTCATCGCTCCGGAAGTGGCAATGTTTTGCTGGGTGAGGTAGTCCTTGGACTCGAAGGGATTGCCGGCCGCAAGGGCGCTGTTTACGTTGCTGAGGTAGGCCGCATCTGCGCCTGTTGCCGCCTCATAAGCCGAAGCTGCGTTACCTTCATCCGTCGTGGCGGCCGAATTGGCGATGGCAGCTTGATTTCCAGCGGCATTGCTCATGTCAAGGCAAAGAGTAGCACGGGGTTACAGGTGCCTTTTGAAATATGACCATACCCGATCACAGCACTTAAACCCAAGGCCATCCAGCGCCGCCGCCATCTTGCCTTTGGGTCCTGCCAAGGTGGTCGCCAGAACGGTCCTGATCCCGATGCTTCGGAGCCACTTTGAGAGGTCTTCTTCGAGTCCTGCGATCTCGGCCAAGCTCTCCGGGGAGCACGCCATTTTCACCAACTCTACCTGAGATTCGAGATATATGCAGTCGATGATCCTGCCCTTTTCATTCTCAGCCACAAGCGTCAAAAGGGTGGGCATCGAGAAAAGAGTCGTATCCCGTTGGGGCATCCCCATGAAGCGCTCGGAGACGTTTCTTAGACGGCGGATTGCGGGAAGATCAGCGGGAACGGCAGGACGCCATGTGAGTTTCCCAGTACACTTCATCCAGCCTTTCCAAAACTCGCTCGGCTTCATCTTTCTAGTCTACTTCCACGCACAAATCATGAAATTTGTGTTGCCTGGCCAGGTATTCCATGATGAGTCTTGGTAAGCCAGGAACGGAGTCAACCCCACCATCGAACATTGTGCGATACCACAAAGATTATGTTGGTTGGGATTGACGATGCCACCATTGGGCACAACGACCGAGAGCAAATTTTCCTCTGTGTATCCTGTCGGCAACGTGACACTTGAGCCGTTTGTGCAAGAACCAGCTCCGATCACTACCGCATGCCCTCCCTGAAGTTGGATTGTCAGCCACGGTGCCCCGGAAATGGTTTGCACATCTGTGCCGATTTCCCATGCAATTGCGAGCCAATTCGCCGTCGTCCCCCAAATATCGCCGTTCGTATCGTGATACTTTGCGGCCAATACTCCTGCAGTGATCTCGTTCGCGTAAAAGCCGTCGGGCCCAAAGCCGATGTCGACAGCATCAGTAAAGCTCGAAATCGACATCATGCGGGAGGCGTTGAGCCACGGCAGCGCCGGAATCCAGAGCGTATCGCCGTCGTTATTTTTGCCCTGACCGATAGCGATGTGCGCACCGCCGGGCAACTTCATTGTGGCCCAGGTCGCGGCGCCTGCAGGATCTACGTAGAGCTTTACCCCGTCGTTCGATGGGTCAACTGCGAGAGCGAAAACGGTAGCTGAGCCGGGCCACTCGATCGCGGAGTTTGTTTGCTGGCCGTACTCCATCGCTAAGATCGCAGGATAATCTGGGATCCCGCCGGAAACTGGAAGTGGGTTTGGCACCTGAAGGTCGACGTCGCAGTGGATCACGCCAAACGTTGAATTGAAGTTCTTCATCACGTAGCCGTTGGGTCCTGCGATCGCAAACATGCCTGACGAATAGAGTTGCTCGGCGAGATCGAATATCTCTCCGTCTGTGCAATATCCCTCCCCAACGCCCATGACGAGCGAACCCGGCAGTGTGAACAGAGCCCAGTTGGCGTTCCCTGCATTCTCTTCGGTGACCTCGTTGATAAGACCACCCAGTGCGGTTCCACCGTTCGCATTCCGCCAGGTGTTGAAATTCACACCGTCGTAACTCGAACGGAACTGAATGTACCAAGTTCCGGTTCCGAGTCCTGTCAACGTCCAGTAAGTTTGGGTCGAGCCCGTGTTGCCGCCAAAGGTCTGTGTGTTCGAGTTCACATTGAACGCAGGACTCGTAGATGCCCTGATCTGGTGATAGATCGGCGTCACTGGCTGGAGCGGGGTTAGGTTCGTGGCGTTATTGCCAGCCTGCGCGGCCTGAAGCGCCGAGATAGGACTGAGGGCGCCTGGGTTCGTGATTTGGACAATGTAGGAACCTCCGAGGATGCTGACAACGCCTGTCGCCTGCGGAGGGACCGGCGCGGCGGCATTCGGCAGTCCAGGGGTTTGTCCTGCTATCGGGGTGGTGCCCGTCACGGCCGCCTGCTGCGATGCTCCCTGCTGAATCTGCGTCAACACTTCGAGCAGATCGGTATTCCCCTGCGAAGCTGAGAGTAGTTTTTGCAGCGAGATTTGAGAAGAGCCCATAGTTAGGTCGCCGGTGTCTGCGCGGTAAGTATACCGTTCGTAAAAGTTTGCGAGCCTTGCATCCCGGTTGGTGTCAGTTGCGCGGTCACAATCGTAACGCTGAGTCCTGTCGATGGCAACTGGGCCGCTGTGATCTGCCCCGAAATGTCGGAGAACGCTGGCTGCGCAAGTTGAGGGACTCCGCTTGTGTTGATCGATTTTACCCACTGGTGAGCGACAGGATTCACAGCTTCTACGCCGCCAAGTTCCGACGTGGTGGGCGCCGGGAGTTGCGAGTTGCCGATACTCAACTGGGTTGGAACACTCACAAGTCTACCCCGGCAATCCCGGCCATGTCGGGATCACCATCAAATCAGATTTAAAAACTTCCCACCACGCGCCAGCTACGCCACCATTATCCATTCCAATCGCCCACCGCATTGAATACGAGATCGCGCCCTGCACGGGACACCCTAAATCCAGCCTCGTGCGCTGACCGGGCGTCAACAAATAAGGCGTCAAGGGTCCTGTCAAAATAAACGGCCAGTCCTGATCGTTATACGCCGTTACCCCGCAGAGTCCGTTCCCGGTCGCCCACATGCGCGCACCGACCAGTTTATCGAAGCTCGTGCTCGGATTCTCGCCGAGCACTCCGACCCATGTTGCGAGATAACCGAGTTCATTGCCATCATAGTCTTCGTCGAAATACTGGGCGGCAACCACATTCTTGATGCTCCCATCTGCCGCAAAGAATAGCATCTGGTTCTCGACGTTCACGCCGGCCAATTGCACAGCATTTTTCGATTTCTGCGGGACGTAAAGCGCATCGTTGAAGTTCAATGCGTCCTGCGACCACTTGCGCCCCTCGACATTCGGCACCAAGATGCCGCGGCGCTGGACGAACACGACAGGATCACCGGTCCCGAAATAATAGTTCATCACCAGCCGACAATTGATCGTCGTCGAGCCATTGATCGGACACAGGACATAAACGAGCCGGCGCACCTGATCGATCTTTACCTTGATGATGTGGCCGTAGTCCCAATTGATCGTTTCCCACGTGGTCTGCTGTTCACGGCTGATGAGTTCGGGGTGCTGGCCGGCGAAGAGGTAGAGCCCGCTGCGGTGCGCCCACACGGCAAACTCTGAATCGTCTTGGCCGCCGATGTCGATCGCCAAAGCTCCGACAGGACCATTACCCCCCCACGATTGCCGCGGCGTCCACGTTGACGGGTCACCGCCGCTCGTCAGAACTTCAAATCCCGAGTTTTCCTTGAATGAGTAGCCGATGCCACGAATCTCTCGATAGCACACAGTCCTGTCGCCGTCATTTTCGGAAACCTGAAAATTTCCACCGGGGATGCGCACCATTTCTGGACTGCCAATGTCGGAGAAGAGATGGCCGCTCTGATAGCCGACGGCACCGGTGTAGACCACGCGCTGCAATGTTTTTGCAAAATACACGTCGACGCTAGGCGGGATCTGGATGATATCGAAATAATTAGTCACGTCCGATGCGCCCGGCAGATAGGTGTCGGTGAAATTAAATGTCGTCGTCACTGTCGTGTTGTCCTCGACGAGCGTCGACGTGATGGCGATATTAGGTTGGTTGAAGCCCGGCGATTCAATGTCGGCTTGCGAGATGTAAGTGAAGGGACCGGCCGCGCTGGCACCAGAAACAGTTGCGCCAACCCCGCGAGCCTGGCAGTTGTAGGGTCCTATCGGCAGGTTGAGCGCCTGGATCGGCCAGCCGGATTGAGTGACATTCACAGGTTGAGGAGCGGAATTTGAGAATCCTGTCTGGTAGCCCGTGTTCGTTTGGAAGAACGGCACCATGTAGCGCAGGCCCGTGTCCACATTGCCGATTGCCGCCGTCGTCGCCGCAGTCGAGGTTTCGGGGAGTTGCTGCCCGGCGGGAAACGCGCTGATGGTCTGCGTGGCACCGGCGGCGAGCGGCCCTCCAGTATTCACCAGTGCGTAAAAAGACGCATCGACAATTTGAGATGGGTCGATGGTTGAGTCCGTGTCGATGAAAGCATAGACGTTATATCCTGTGGCGCCGTAAGTCGCGCCGAGCGGACCAGAGACTCCGAGAAGGGTCGGAATCGGCGGCATCGTGACTGTCAGATCGACAGCGCTCCCAGTGGTATTCTTGAAAACCAGTACCCGCGTGGGATCAATATTGCCCTGGGTGTCGACAAGTGAGTTCGTTCCCTCGCCGATCGTATTGTTCATCGTGAGCGCGATGTAGACCGTGGCACCGTTGGCGATCGGGGAGCCAGAATCTGGCGCTGTCGTAGGGGTGATGGCCGCAGGACCATCTGGCAAGCCTGAAATGAAGAGCGGCGTATCCTCTTCCCACTCCGCGGTGTTGTCGCCCACGGTCCCGTTGAAGCTCAGAGGCCATGTCGGCTGGCTCGCCGCGTTGCCACTTGTACCGGCTGTCACGCACCGGTAGAGATGGCCAGTTTGGACTTCGACCCAGGTCCCCTGACCATCTGTCTGCCCAAAGGTTTGAAACTGAGAGGGCGAGACGAATTGGCCCACGCGATAATAGGTCCCGGGGTTCCACGGTGCGCCATAAGGAAGATCGGAAGCTGGATAGAGCGTGCTGTCGATCGAGTTATAGACGAGGACAGGACCCTGAGGCAGAAGTAAGTCTGCGAGCGTGATGAAGAAATTGTTGAACGCCTGGCGCATGACAGGGTTGAGTCCTGTGAAGAGCCCGATCCCGCTGTTTGTGGTAAACGCCGAATTGGTCAGCAGGACCTGCGCGGCCTGGATAAAGGGCGGATTCGACCAGATTTTGCCGTTAGTCGATCCATAGGCAAAAAGCAGGATGGTCTCAACAGCTTGGAGATTTAGAGTTCCCGGCTGGGCGGCGAGATACCGAAGGAGGCCGCCGCCCGTCAGGGAATCGTTCAGGCCGAAGGTGAGTTGCGTTGAATGGCCAAAACGTGCGGCAACGGATTGCGCCGTGTACCGCACGTTTTGAGCGACTCGGGCGAGACCGAGGGGCAAGTTGACTTCATCATCCCACTGACAGCTAGAGCCGTAGCGGGGGATAGAAATCGCCTTCGCTCCCTCGAAGTTCATTGCTCACGCCCCTCAGACCAATCCGGTTAGATCTGGCCTTTGGGTCCTTCGACCATGATGACAAACGGAGCAGCCAAAGCGCCCGCAGGATAGGGTCCTGCCGGCAGTTCGCCTGTCGAGCTTGATGCGCCGCCAGTGACGAGGATAGAAGCGTAGCCCGCTGTCTCAGCCGAAGTGTTGGCGATTGCGCCCCAACCGTTTGCCTTGATGATCGCCTGGGTCAACCCAGATGCGATTACCGTGGCGATAGTGCCATCGAGCTGGGTGTTGGCGCCGACGTTTTCAGCCACGATCAGCATGCCGGGCTGATAGGCCTGAGCGGCCGTCAGGGTCAAGAGGCCCGCGTGGGTGGCATCAGCAGCTACAGCGAGCGAGTTGGTGATCAAGGCCGTCGGTCCGGCAGCGTAGGGATACGCGGCAATCGGTGCGCCCCCGTTCGTGACGAGCAAGGAAGCTGTTGCGACCTCAGCCGAAGTCTGATTGATGATCGTCCCCTGCCAGTTTGCCGTCCATCCGGTCGCGCTTGCTGAGGCAACTTGGACGATGGCGCCGGAGGCATAGACGCTGGCTGTCTTGAAGACGCCATTGAGGATCACGAACTGACCAGCGACTAGCGAATTGGCCTGCGTGATCGTCAACAGATTCGCGGTTGCGAGAACACCGGTGATCGGTGCCCCTAACACCACCGCCTGCAAAAGATTGGTAACCGATGCCTGCACCACCTGGTACTTCAAGGTGTCAGTGGCAACTGTGTAGTGCAGAGCCGAACCCTGCCCGAAGTTGAAGCTGTAGGAGACACCTGGGACAACGGCCGTCACCTGGACCATCACGCCGTCCAAGAAGATGCCAGCGCCAGAGGTTCCGTTCGACAGGACAATGAAGGATCCGAGAGGCGGAGGAGTGGTCGTCGCAACGGTGACCAAGCCACCAACGGTATAGGTCGACTGCGTGGCCGCAGCAGATAGCGTTCCCAGGCCGAGGGGAACACCGTCCGGTTCAGCCGCGGCGCTCTCGAAGACCTGCAGACCCCAATTGGTTAGGCCCGATCCCTTGACGAGATTGGCCGAAAATCCAGGGGGCGCGCTGATGACGGCGAAGTCCTTGATGTTGCCGGGATAGCCGATGGTATTGTCCGCTGGCGCAGCACCCCCGCCGGAGAGGCTGTTGAAATTCACCGTGTCGCCGCCGGGCGTGTATGAACCGGCCGCCTGAGCGTTGATGTAAAGCTGTTTGGTGCGAAGCCTGTGATGGGCAGTTTGGGTGGTCAATGCAAGACTCATGGCGTCGATTCTCCTCGTCCGGGCCAGCATTCCCCGGTTTCAAAGCGCCGGTGTCTCCGGCGACAGGACGAGAGTAGCACGCCAAATTCTTTGAGTCCTGCTGGGGAATCCACGCTATACTGCACCAATGGTGAGAATATGAGCGATGAATTAGCCTACGAAGAACTAGTTGGCACCGAGACGGTAGCCGATGAGGAATTGCAAGCGGGAACGAAGCTAGCTGCCCATGATCTGTTCTTGCGTCTCCAAGGAACTTTCTCTGCCCCGGCCTACATTACTTTGGAGGAAGTGCGCGATGCCACTGGATTTGATGGCGTGCGAACAGCGGATGCCCTTGCGATCAGCCTTTATCGGAGCAGGGGCAAAGCTGTGTGGGGATTCGAGATGAAAGTCTCTCGCAACGACTGGCTAAAGGAACTGAAGCAGCCGGAAAAGGCTGAATCCATCATGCGCTACTGCAACTACTGGGCGCTGGTTGTTCCATCAGAGAGCATCGTTAAGGCGGGCGAACTCCCGGCAACGTGGGGAATGTACGTGGCGCAGAAGAATCGACTCAAATGTGTTGTGCCGTGCCCCAAACTCGACCCGATGCCGATGAGCCTCACGTTCCTCACGGCGATAGCTTATGCAATCCAGCGCCGCCAAGATAAACTGGACAGTGCCGCGCTCACGGTCGCGAGAGACGAAGGCTATAAGCAAGGATGCAATCGAAGCGGCTCAGATTATTGGGAAAAAGAATACAAAAACCTTGAAACATCAGTAAAGGCATTCGATGATGCGTCTGGACTGCAAATTCGGCATGGATGGAATAAGCCAGAAAAGGTCGGGGGCATCGTCAAATTGTTGCTTGATGGAGACACCCCCCTCAAGAGAATTCTGGATACCGCCAAATACAATCTCAGCAAGACCGAGGATTTGAAGGTTGAAATCGAAAAGCAGATCAAAGTGCTTGAGGCGGCGATGATCGATTCACCAGACCTGAAAGATGAAGAAGACTGACACAGGACTTAGGAATACGGCTTTCCGCCGGCTGAGATCGGGGCGACACCGAATCTCCGAGTCCCGCGGAAGTGGATGAGTTGCGCCTGCGCAGTCATCACCATCAGATTCGACAAGTTTTGCTTGTCCCGCGCCAAGTTCTTTTCGAGCTTGGCTGCCAACTTCCCCATGTTGTTGTTGGTCGCGCAGATGAGAGTTGCAACCTGCGTGGCTAGGATGAACCCGATCCCACGCATCACCATCTGCGCATTGTCGTAGATGTCGCTGGCAAGCGCCCAGAAATAGACCCGGATGGTCACTGCCGTGTAGTTGGCACTCAACTGGATCGACCCTTGCGCCCAGCGATATTGCCATGGCCCCAAGTTGCCGTACTGCACGTCGTCGAGTTCGTTGACAGGATCAGACTGCTGGTAAGAGGTATCGGGCTGACCTTGGAGTTTCCAGTCGATCCGCTTCGGCCGCAGGAACCATTGAAGGGGTTGCCCAGCAGCAAAGAGGGGAGCCAGGTCTACCGGAGGACAACTGCCGTCTTGTGTTTGTGTAGCGGCCGGTAGATTGATGATAGCAATTTGTTCCTGCTGCTGGATCCCGAGCCTTTCGAGGGTGATCTCAAAAGACTCGTTCTCCTGATCCAGGTACGGCATGATGTACGCCGACGAGAACCGGATGTTCGCCGGGTCATCCAGCAGGACTCCGACGCGCTTCACGATCTGAGCTACAGTGAGAACCGCCATGGGAAGAGAGTAGCACCGCGCGGCGCTTACACTTCTGCGGAGGCCCTCTCTGTCTTTTTGCCTTTCGCGCCATCGGCTACTGCCGTCGCGATGCTCTTGCCCACACGCTCGGCGTCGAGCGACCTCGACATGTCCTCGGCTTCCATCACCCGGAGCGCAGCCAAGCTCTTGGGTTTGATGCCGCCTTCGGTCAAACGAGCTTTCTTCTCTTCCACGCTCTCGGCCACGTAATCGGAGATGCCCATGTCTTTTAGTTCCCGTCGAGATAGACGTTCCAGAGACTCATCCTCTTCGTTGATGATATTGTTCTCGAAGGCTTTGCGCGGGTCGAGGATGTAGGGACCGCCGCCCCTCACCTTGCAGCCGGGATTCGAACAGGAGATGGCGCCTGGCTCACAACGCTTTGCGCAGTTCGGGCAGTCCTTGGGCTTGTGGGTCAGGTCCCGTTGCTGCTCAACCCATTTCGGGAGTTCCTGAATCCTGCCGAGTGCGTGTAGTCGGCGCGCAGCAGCTTTCTGTGGCAGCCCAGGCCGTTCCCACGCTTTCTCGCTCAAGTCCATGGTGTTGCCGCGGCTCAACTGCTCATCCATCCACGCGATAGCGCTCAGGCGTTTAGCCTCAAGAGCCTCGCCGTAGGTCATGCCGACGTGCTGAGCCTCGCGGCTGACTGTCGCTTTCCACGTGGGATCTTCGATCAGAGAGGCGACACGGCGATGTAGATCATCAGTGGATTCGTTTGCGGGTCCTACGGGGACCGAGAAGACGAAGACGCCCCGTGGATTGGTGCCAGGGAACTCCATCGCCATCTGAATCGGAGCCCATTCGAAGGCGGTTGTGGGGCTGTCCACGTGCTGTTTCGTGTAATCGATGAAGTAGCTTTGGAACACGTAGATCGCGTAGGGATCTTTGCCTTTTGGCGGCATGATGCACGCGACTTTCAACGGGAAGAGGTAGGAATCGCTTCTCAGTTCGATTGGCAGGAAACTGACCACTGCGGCCGGCACGGTGCCGAGTTGGCGAATCCTGCCTTTCACGCTCTGCGCGCTGCGCTCAAATGCCGGGTCCGTCTTGCGGCCCATTGCCTTGTGATCGATAGTCGGCAGATTCACAGTCTCGCGCAGGCCCTGCGGCGTAACGACGGTGACGTCCACATTCGCCCCGATGGCAGGACCCCCCATCCTGCCGGCTAGTGCACGTTCTTGTTGAACCGTTGGCGGCGTGTCCTGTATAGCTGTCCCGTAGCCTCCAGGTGTCGTTTCCTTTGGCATAAATCCTCCTTTTGAAGCGGGTTAGTTGCCGTAGTGGCTTGTGAGTCCTGCGTGCTCCGCGGCCAATGCCCGTGCACGTCCAGCCTCCAGATACGTCGAGAACAGCGGCTGCATGGCGGTCATATTCGCGGCCGATGATTCCCGGCGCCAGCGTTCGTCGATTGCTTCCTGCTCTTCGCGGCTCTCGCGCTCACGCTTGAGGATGTACGTTTCTGGCGTCATCGACAGGGTTTCCGCTTGCATGATGTTCCACATTTCAATTAGGCGATCAAGGAAAGGTCCCGTGGGCGCTTCGGGATATGGCCTGAATCCCTCACCCATTACCGAAACATAGCCGCCCCGGTACGGATATGGCCCAAGTTTAGGCAAACTCGTTCCCGGCACAATCTGGCTGTTCCACCAGTTTGGCGTTCCAAAATAACTTGGCGGCATCCAGCGCTCGAGTATCCAGCCGGGGAATGGGACGAATTCGGCGTATTTGTGCCGGCGGCGCATCTCGGTGACGACGCGCTCAGCTCGAGTATTCGGTGCCAGGCTCTTGCCGGTCTCGTCAGCCACGAGGGTCCCACGGTCGTTGATCGGCAGGCTGGGATCCCAATCGAACCACTCGCCGGCAGAGAATTGCCATAGGAAAGCCGAGTGGACCAACCGGAACATCGGATAGCCGAGATAGGATTCGCCGTGGCGCGTTCGCAGGTACTCGTTGGTCTCCTCGTTCTCAGGGCCTGAGTAGCTGTCGAGTTCTTTGTGGCTGGGCACGAACCTGATTCTACCAAACGCGGAAATGGCAGGACCTGAACCAGCATCCTGCCACTGAGCATCCCTTCGTAGGAAACTTAGTTGCCGAGCACGCAATAAGCGCCCTGAAGCGACTGCGTATACGACGTCGAGCTCGACTCGGCCCAGATTTGCACCGTTGTCGGGACCGTGATCGTGGTCGGCGTGTACAGGATGAATGAGACGTAATCCCCGTAGATATTCCCTGCCGTGCCACCGCCAATGGTGCTCGAAATAGCGGTTGCAGTTGTGGTGTTTACGGTCGTAGTCACGTCCGCGAGAGTTGCCCCGCCCGAGCCTGTGTGCGCCGAATTGGTCACCTGCAGGGTCGAGTTGATATTCGACACGCTGGCGCCCAATTCAATGGTTCCCGAGGCGTTAGTTGACGTGTACGGCAGGACGCAATGACCGGGAACAGCAAACCCAGGAGGCACTGGAGGCAGCGTGATGGCCGAAGTAAACGATGTGGTTGCATTCGTGTACGTGGCAAAAGCTGATTGAGTGCCGCTCTGCGAACCGGAGGTATTCACCGCTGAACCGCCAACGGTCGTTGAAACCTCAAAGCCTGTAGCTGAGAGTCCTGTCGAGATCACGTAGTAGAGTGTCCCGGCAGTCAGCCCCGTGGGCAGTGCGCTGGTGGTCTGGAAGACGATGGCCTGCCCGGCCGCGCAGGTGTTGGCCGCGGTAATCACGCCTGGACTGGCGATCGAAATCGTAACGACGGGATTTCCGACAGCCAGACAGTTGGCTGGGGTGCTGATCGAGCCGGTCTGAAAATACTGTTTCCCGAAGATTGGGTATTGATTCCCGTAGCCGTCGAAGCCGCCGACTTGGCCCGGTGGGACGGGGTTGGGAATTTGAGCAAAGATTGTGGGCGACAGGACCGCAAAGAGCAGCCCCAGAAGAGAGACGGTAAGCGACCTCACCGTTTTGTTGATACTGAACGACTTCATGATGACTCTCCTTGAACTTGGGTTGTTGACTTTTGGGGGAGACTCGGAGGCCTCCCCGTAAAGCCATTGCTCTTAGTAGCCTGTCGGCTCGGGCAGACCGCTGATGTAGCACTGTGTCTTGGGATTTGCGCAGAAAAATTGACGGGTATCTATCATAAAACTCGCGAACGTCGCCGTCGGCAATCCGTTGGTTCCGGTCTGCGTGAAGATCGTCCGCCCCTGGTCGTTGAACCAGAACGGAGAATCGCCCCACTTGATCGAGTGCCACGTCTCACCGTAGATGAAGTCCACGCGGCTCATGTTCGCGTGCAGGTTGATGAGGAACGGGTTGCCAGCCGCCTTCATGTCGCCCGTGGTCAGCATGTCGAATCCTGCGCCGACCGTGTTGTCCGTGCGATAGAAGTTGGTCAGCGACAGGCCGCTCTGCTCATAGACCGCCTTCTGGCCCATGTGCATCTGCATCTTGAACTTTCCGCTGGTCACCGCTGCTTCACCGATGGCCTGGATGATCTGGTCCAAACCAAGACGGAAGAGCGGAGGAGTCAGCGAGGAGCCACCGGCTGCCACGCCCGGACTCAGGATGAAGTTGTTTGCCGCTTGGGTCCTGTCGATGCCGATGGTCAGTCCGGTAGGACTGTTGTTGTTCCAGTACGACAGCCCATAAACGAATTGGGGAGAACCGGAAACCAGACCGCCAAACCGGATTACGTCGTTGGCCGCGCCGTAGGCGTTATCTACGGTGAGGATCTGCGCACCGCCGAGGGCGTCCTGAACCGCGGTCACGTTGGACGTGTTGACGTAGGTGGTCCCGTTGTAGATGTCGATGTTGTTGCCGACACCGAACGTCCGGGCGCCAAAGTCGGTCGAACTCAGGGTATAGCTTCCGCCTGCGCCGAGTGTCACGGAGTTGATCGTCGCCCAGTAGCCGGTTCCATCGCCGTTGCAGAGCGACTCATCCTGGGTCAGCTTCACTTGGCTCACTGCGTCCGTCATGGTCTTGTCAACCACGTTCGCCACGGCCAACGTGTCGCTCGCAGTGGTGAGAGCTGCCAGTTGGGTCCAGCCGACAGAGACAGCCCACGAGACAGGCTGCATGAAGCCTTCCTGCCACGCCGGGGAGCCGGGGGACGGGAAGTTGGCGTTGCCGTCCAGATACACCGCTGAACGAACGCCAGGCAGTGCATTTTGGAAGGTGACGCGGTAGGTGTGCTCCGAGACCTTCGTGGCGTTGCCGCCAGATCCCATGAGCTTTGCGAGGGGGGCGTCTTTCTCCACCAGCAACTGAGGCTGATTCCAAACGCCCTCCAACATAACTGATGCCGCTCCAACTGCTGCTTGAAGAGCCGCCATGACTCACAACTCGCTTCTCCGAGTCCTGTACTCGGCGTTGACCGTCAGTTCTGGAGTACGCAATGCGAGATAAGTTAGGCTGCGATCCCGCGAGCTTTCGCCTGGGCAAGCATCATCCCAATGCGCTTCTCGTGGTCATCCGCAGGAGCCCGACCACCATTTGCCGCCTTGAACGCTTCGACTGCGCGCGCTTCCTGCTGCGCTGCGTCTCCGGTTCCTGCGGCAGTCGGCGTGGCTGCCCTGCCTCCACTTACCTCGCTGCGAGCGGCTTCCGCTCGTGCGGCCTGTGCTGCGGCGCGTTCCTCGGCTTTTTGGCCCACAACCACACCAGCTTCTTTGAAGAATGGCCGGGCAATCGTCGTCAGTTTCTCCCGCGTGAACCTCTTTGCGAGAGCCACTTCCTTCTGCTGCCTTGCCGCGCTGATGGGCGATTGACGGATGCGATCGAGTTCCCGGTAATAGGCAACTGACCTTGGATCGCCGCGCTTGAGAGCGGATGCAAACTCTCTCTCAATGTTGGCCTTCACGGCGCTCCGTTCGAGCGGCGATAGGGCTGTGGCGAGCGCAATCACGCTTTCCAGAGAGCTTTCGAACGAGGAGGTTGTCTCGGTATCGACCGCTGACTGATGAGCTTTGTACGCTTCCGTCTGTTGGGTTTGGCGCTCGGTGCGAATTCTCGCTTCCTGCGCGTCGAGTTCCGCTTTACGAGCCGTGAGAACAGGGTCCTGCGATTGGTCTTGAGCCGCGGTGGAGGGCCGCAAACCTACACTCTCCATGACCAGATCCCAAGCTGCTGTCACGTTCTCGTCTTTCAGTGCTTCTACCTTCTTTTGGATCGCCAGATTGATGTGGCGAGCGCCAATCGTGTTGAAAAATCTGCCGGCGGTGCCGTCGGTGAGGATGTTGCCATCTGCGTCCTTGCGGACGTTGCCGTCGGCGTCCCGCAGGGCCGATCCCTCAATCAGCTTCGCAACAAAGGCGTTCGTGCCCTTTTCGATGTCGCGGCCGATGGCACTGAACGCTTCGGCGAACCCGGCATGTTCGTTGGCCGTCTCGGAAATTACCTTGGCCTCTTCTGGGGAAGCAAAAAGCTCTTGGTACGGCGCCAGGCGTTCAGCAATCCGGGCGTTCGCCATGATCTTGTCGCGGGTCTCCTTGGGCAGGAGTCCTGAGAGTCCTGCGACAGCATCGAGTTCTGCGGCGAGATCGCGCGCGCCAGAGAATGACTCGTCGGCCATCGAGAATGGCTCATCGCCATCTTCGGTCGCGGTCGCAGCGGCTGGCTCTTCTTTATTCTCAGCAGCAGGTTCGGCCTTAACCGGTTCCTCGGCCTTGACAGGCTCGGCGGCCGGTATCGCTGGCTTCTCGGCGGCCTTCTCAGCCGCAACCATAGCGGCTACACGCTGGTCATGATCCATCTCCGCTGGAGCGGCTGGAGTTGACGGCGTGGGCGTAGGAGTTACGGGAGTCGCCGCGGCGGCAGGACTCGGAGACGGTGACGGCGTTGCGGCGGCAACTGGGGCCGGGGCACTGGCGGGAGCGGCGGCGGGAATAACTGGAGTAGCCATGACGTTGAGAAGAGTAGCACGATCATTTTGAAAGTCCTGTTGCGCTTTCCGACGCGCGGGGCTATACTGCACCAATGGTGAGAATATGAAAGCGACCATTTTGGTCGGTGACGTGCTCGACTGGTTGCGTGACCTGCCCGATGAATCCGTGCAGTGCGTGGTAACGAGCCCGCCATATTGGGGCCTGAGAGACTATGGAACCGCTGGCCAGCTTGGCCTCGAAAAGACGCCGGAGGAGTACATTGCGCGAATGGTCGAAGTGTTCCGCGAGGTGCGGCGGGTGCTGCGCAATGACGGCACGCTGTGGCTGAATATGGGGGATTGCTACGCGCGAAACGGCGGAACGCCTGGTGGCGGAAACAGAGAGCTGCTGCATATGGAGGGCAATCAATCTCGGATGCTTAAAATTCCAGATGGATGTGGTCTGAAGGAAAAAGACCTCGTAGGCATCCCGTGGATGCTGGCGTTTGCCCTGCGCGCCGACGGCTGGTATCTTCGGCAGGACATCATCTGGAGCAAGCCAAACCCGATGCCCGAAAGTGTGACCGACCGCTGCACCAAGGCGCATGAGTACCTGTTCCTGCTGACCAAGAGCGCGCGGTATTACTGCGACATGGAGGCAATTCTCGAACTGTGCAGTCCGAACACAAACCCGTGTCTCTCGCAGGACTTGATTCACCAGATCGGCTCCGAGCCTGCCCATGCCGGCGGCAAAACGAATGGCAACATGAAGGCGGTCCGGCGGAAAGCCGCAGCTATCGGATCGGGCAACAAAAACAACCCATCGTTCACGAGCGCGGTTTGCCTTCCTGTGACTCACCGCAACAAGCGCAGCGTGTGGGAGATCGCCACGCAGCCCTATGCCGAGGCACACTTCGCCACTTTCCCCGAAAAACTGGTCGAGCCGTGCATCCTCGCCGGCAGCAAAGAAGGCGACACTGTGCTAGATCCGTTTTGCGGATCAGGCACAACCGGAGCGGTCGCCTTGCGCTATCACCGTGACTTTGTAGGGATTGAGTTGAATCCTGCGTATGCCGAACTCGCACGAAAGCGGATCGGCAACGAAGCGCCGATGTTCAATCAGGTCGAGATTAGCTTCCCGGCTGTCCCGGCTGACCCGATCCCGCCCCAGACTTCGCTCCTGCCTGCGCCTGAGCCTGCATCGTAAGAGCCGCCGCGGCCTGTTGCTGCTTCGCCAACTGCGCGCTCACGGTCAGATAAGCCAGCACGTTCCCATACCCTTTGGGATTGGTTTCAGCCTGCTCAAAGTTCGCCAAGAGCCATTGTTTTGCCTCGCTCTGGCAAACGGCAGGATCATCCACATTCGGCTCTGGCGTGATCGATGGGACCACGATGGGCGGCAGGTTCGGTCCGCCAGGATTCGGGTGCGCAACGGGACCATTGGGGTCCTGCGACAGCCGATGAATGATCTTCTCGATCTTCGACAACTGCGCATCGAGCGGCAGCTTAATCTGCGGCGGCAAGAGATATTGCGCCATCACCCGCTGAATCTTCGGATCGGCGAGCATCTGCGCCACAATCGGCATCTTTTGGTTCTGCGCCAGCAGTTGCATCAGCCGTTGCTGAATCTCGGAATAGGTAGCCGGGAAGCCCTCGTCGGACTCTGGATAGGTGAAGAAATCGCCTGAGAGTTCCGCCTTAAGCATCCTGATCGTCTTCCACGAGCCCGGCATTTCACCCTCTTCGACGATCTTGATTTCCTCGTCCATGTTCTCAATGGAGCACTGCACCGAAAGTTGTGCAGCGTCCGCGTCCTCGCCGCGCATCTGGTCGATGTATTGCTTGAGCCGCCCGAGAGCTGTATTGAGAGCCTGTTCCTGCCCTTCCGCCGTCTGGACGTTCTTGTCCGATCCTCCAAATACCTGGGGCATCACGCCGCACAGGAACTGCGCCCGCGTCGTCAGGGTGTCTGGGTATTTGTAGATTTCTGGGTCAGCCTGAAAAGCCGCGTGGTAGAACAGATCTTCCAACGGGACGTGTTGCCCCGTTTCCTCGTCGGTCCTGCTGACGCCCGTCAGGTTGCCGGGAGTCGCAATCTTGTTCTGCAGGGCGTTGCCGTCGATGTAGTCCGCGTCGTAAATGCCCATACCAAAGGCGATGCGGTCCATGTAGGCTTCGATCTTGTTGACGGCCTTTGTGACGCGCTCCTGCACGTCCAGCACGACTTTGCCCGCGGCGAACGGATAAGCGCCCAGGCCCTTGATCGTGCCGCACCAGGTCCAGTGATCCTCTTTGGCTTCAGGAACGCAATCGAGAAAGGTTTCCTCGCCGCACAGGACTAACTTGCACCCAACCGGGTAGCGCTTCGCCAACTCTTTCGCCAAGTCTTGATCGTCGAGTTCGTTGAACGCCTCAACGTCAATCCAGCAGCGTGAGTAGGGAATTACGCCCTCGGTCCTGATGGCGCGGACGTTCGAGCCCGGCGTCGTTTGCTGCGCGCGCCCTACCTGCGCCATATCCCCGTCTGTCGAGGAATCCACTCCGGCCGTCGGTGCGATCTGCGCGTACATCGCTGGATAAGCCGCCCTGACTTTGGCTGCCGAGAGCTCGATCGTGTAATCCAGAATCTCGGTGTCGGCAATGGGATCCTCGAGGGCGTCGGGGTTGACGTCGACCATCAGGCCGTTGCAAATCGTGAATCCCGTTCCGCCGTTCGCCGTCTCGATCTCGCCCACTTTGACAGGAAGATCAAGCGTGTCGCCCTCGTACCAATCGCTTTGGCTGAGTCCTGCGCCGCACTGCGGACATGCGGACGAGGAGGAGAACGGCTTCGCTCCTGAGTCCTGCGTGAACTTCCCGCAGTTCGAGCACATATAGCCGTCGGGCGTCACTTTGACGGGCTTCGTCTGATACTGCGGCGTCATCGACGTTTTCCACTTTTTCTTGTCGATGGTATATCGGGTATACCGGAAGAATGAGCCGCAGATCCAGAGGTAAAGCAACTTCAACTGATGCAGGGAAGCGATCTTGTTCTTGCGCTCGTTGAACGCCTGGATGGTCGAAGCCTTATTCGCGATCTCCAGATCCTGCTCGTCCTGCGCGTCGGCTGGCTGGTAACGAACCTTTCCGAGGTCGACCATCAGTGCTGCGATGAAGATCATCAGGAACGTCTGGTAGATGTTGTCGTTGTGCTGGTAAAGATCGGGGTCTTCGCCCTGGCCGAGAAAACCGGCCATGAGCTGATTGATCGTGTCGAGCGCCGCAGATTGATCGTTGAGTAGAGCAAAAGTGCTTCCCCGGATGGCTTCGAAAGCCCGCGTGGCTTCTGAGACAAACTTCATGCGCTTGGGCTGGTAGCGCATCTTGAAGGTCTTGCGGATTTCGAGGAGCGCAGCCTTGCACTTCTCGTCCATTTTCGCTTTGGCGGCTACCTGCTCACCGGTAAGCTCCTGCGGGGCATCGGCAGTGGCATCTTGGCTCTGCGCAGGACTCGCGCCTGAACCATTGGCGTTCAGTTGCTCCATCGCGCTCTGTGGGGCTACTGACGTCGCCATTACACCGCCTCCGCTCTCTCAATCATCTCTGTGATGTGGGGGGGGACCGGCTTCGTTTCAAGCGTTCCAGCTTGGGGAATCTGCGGTGTCCTGATGCCCTGTTCTTTGGCCGCTCTGATCTGGCGTCGGACGCGCGCGGTCCATTCCGCGAGTTCGATAGGACTCACCATGCGCCCATATTCTTGCGCTGCTAATTGCGCCATGACGAAGGGATTATCGGGATCGACGTTCGCCCAATCGACTTCAACGGGAACTTTGGCGGGTTCGGTTCCTGCGACTGGCTCTTTCTTGCGTCGCACGATGGCTGGCTGGAGAAGGGCGAAATTTTCAGGCATCTGCACCGTAATTGCGACGGGCTCGGCCAGCCGTTTGCCGAGGATGGCGTTCTGCGCCTCGAGCGAGGCAATCAGAGCATCCTTGGCCGCGATGACTTCCCGATGGTGCTCGCGGCTGATCCAGAGCCATCTCATCCTATGGCCACTCCGACACTCTGACAGCGGTTGCGGCGCCAAGAGACTCCACCTGACAGTAGAGGGTCGCTGGAGCAGCCGGAGTGGCGCCGTTGTAGTTGGCTGGCGTTCCAACTAAAGGACCGCGGCCGATATGCTCTTTGCTGCCGATGGTGATGGGTTGCTGAGATGGGCTGTATTCAGAGACATTTCCATTCGACCAAGTCACTTTGAGTCCTGCGGCGGATCCAGAAGCGTCCTCTGCGATCTCTACATAGCTAGCGAAAGCCTTCGCTATGAGATTGACTTGCGCAGCGCTCGTGACAGCTTGCACGGCCTGAACTAGGGGTCCAAATGCCATGGCGTTACTGACCTCCCGAAAACATGCTGCCCGTCGAACGCGGGGCCGATGACGCCTGCTCATCTCCGTCCGATTCGCCAGAGAACATGGATGGGCGCTGCGGCGCGGCCGGCGCTTCGCTCTCATCGGGCCCCGCAGGACTTTGCATGGCTTGTTGTGCCATCTTCTGCATTTCGGGACCGGCTTTGCCGCTCGCGGCATGCTCCATCATCCTGTGCGCGTGACCAGGATGCAGTTTATCGACAGCCGCTTTGCACGCCGCGCCGCCAGGACAATCGCCGTGCGCCGGGGCCTCTTTGCTGCCACCTTTGTCTCCCAACCTGGCGCGAGCTTTGGCCTTAATGCTTGCCTCTTCGCTGGATGAGATGTTGCCAGCGCGCTCAGAGCGAGTGGCACCGCTGATCGCAAGGCGAGCGTGGGTGGAATCGCCGACCGGGAAACTCCTTCTGGGTCCTGCGAACTCCTTGGCTGGCATCGCGCGACGGTCTGCTGCTGATAGAACGGCCATCTACTTCCTCCCGCTTTTCGCTGCTTTCATGTACTCGCGCTCATTGGATTGATCCTGCTTATGCAGAGCAACTGCGACCGCCTGCTCCTCGGCACGCTTCTTGCCCAATTTATTCTCGGTATGGGCAAATTTAGGGCCTTGACGGAATTCGCGAATGTTGTCGCCAACGCGACCGGGACCTTTGAGAAGTGGCATCACATCACTCCGCCAACGATTCAAAGAGTAACACGTGCGGATCGAGCAAAAGAAAACCAGTCCCGAAGGACTGGTTCTCTTGCTCTGGCGGCTGTCCGCGACCTCCTTTCCTCATCCCGTATTGAGTTCCTCGTACTTTTGTAAAAGCTCGCCCATGGTGCGTGGGCCGTTCCCTTGGCTGTAGTCTCCGGGGAAACTCGCCCATCGACTCGCACAGGCCGTGATCGCTCCCGCGATGTTCCCATCCGCAATCAGGTTAATCGCGTTGCACTCCTTGATGAGTTGAATCGCCATTGCGTCCTGCGAGGCGTGGCCGAAGTCGGCGAGGTTCAACTGCACCTTATAGACCGTCCAGTTGTGGAGGATTTGCTGGTAGCGTCCGCTCGCCGTCGATTCAAGCCCCTCGTGATTGACCACTATCGGAGGCCGACCGTCGGCGAATGGATGCGTCGAGTAGTCCGTGAAGGTGTGTGGGCCGTCCACGCCGGATACGATGACGCCGTAGCCGTTATCCAGGCCCGCAATGGTTCCTTCCGAGAACGCGATCAGATCCAAAAACGCCGCAAGTGATGGTGCGATGGTCATAGTCTCCTCACTGCGGCGGTGCCCAGCACAGGTACTCCACGCCATTGACTTGCTCGCACAGCGCGATCAGAAAGCTAGCCTGGGAACTAAATACGCTGGTCGGGACTGCTGCGGTCGGGATCGCCGGATCGAGCACCGGAGCGACGGGCGGCGGCGCGGGCGTTATCGGCACCGTGTTGCAGCCAGTCAGCAATCCAAGCAGGAGAAGCCCCGCGAACCTTGTCGGCAATCTTCCTGTAATTACCATAGACTGACCGCTCCGAGACGCCGATAATGCGGGCGATTTCCGCGAAGCACATGGAGCCGCCGCGTTGTGGCCTGCCTTCCTTTGGGCCGCCCGTGGCCATCGATTAAACCTTCATCGTCGCCGGGAACTTGCCAGCGTCCACCGCGCCGTTCCATGCGTTCTTGTACTGGGTCGCTGCGGTGTGCCAGATGCTCCGGTGAAAGCCCGGAACGAGAGCCTGCACCTTGGTTGTGGTGTCGGCGATGACGTGCGCCTGGTAAGTCGCCTGCATCTCCTCAGGAGCCACATCCCCATCCGTGACGGAAGCGGGAACGGCTGGCGCGGGCGAGTTGGCCGTCATGACGCCGATCACCGTTGCGATGCCCGCGAGGACGATATTGGCGAGCGTGGTGTACAGGGTGGGGATCGGAAGCGCGGCAAGTGCCTCTTGGAAGATTCCAATGGCTTCAATAGCATCCTGGGACGGCGTACCACTCTGCCAGTTCTGAATGGCCGTCAAGGCCGCGTTGTACTCGGTAAGTGCCGTCTGCGCTGCGGGCGTGTTGATGAGGCCCGTCTCTGTGAGTAGAGACTTGAGGGTGGGTTCAATAGCGGCCATCAGGTCGCCTGCGGTCTTAACTGCGTTTTGGCACATTTCTAATTCTCCTTGGATGTAATGGGTTGAGGTTCGATTGCCAGCACCGGGGGATGTTCGGCCGCTGCTGCCTGCATAGCTCCCGGCATCGGCGGCGCCACGATCCCCTTGTACGCTACCTGCTGCATGGCCCACTGCTCAACAAAGTGCGAACCGGCGTGCAGTAGGTTGGCAACGGTAAGGCCGGAGATGGTCAAGATACCGGCAGCGTGGTTGAATGTCACCAAGATGCCCACGGAGGTCAGGAACGCGATCACGCTGCCAGCAATGCGATTCAAGGTCTGCGATTCGACGGTGAGCCACGGGAAGAATCGGCTCTGCTTGAGCAGTTGGAGCGCGTAGGTCGATACCACTGCTACCGTGATTTGTGCGCTCAAAGCCGTTTCGTTCATCGGTTCCCTTTCACGTTGCGCGGGTCACATAATCACGCTCTAGGCGGTCGCGGCTCCTTGGGTGTTCATGCTCGCTTCCCGTCGCCGAAAGACAACGGGCCAAGGTTCGGTGAAACCCGCGTCCCGCGCAACACACCAAGTTTAACTCTTATCTCCGATTTTCGGCGGACTTTCGTTGAGTATTTGATTTGAAGCCGAGCATTTGTAGACCTCAGTCCTGTTGCCCTCGAACTCGACTGTCTCGATATGCAGGCGGCAACCGTGCAGCTTGCAGACCGGAAATGCTGAGCCGATCCTACGCAGAACCGAGCAAAGCGGAACTGTCGGCTTGGGCTTTGTAGGCATCTGGAGATCTAAGCTGGCTCCGGCGGCGGCTCGTTGCCTGGTCCTGCCGGTTGCGGGTTGCCGGGTGATTCGGGTGGTGCGCCGGGCGCTCCTGGTCCGTTGGGGCTGTCGTCGTTTGCCATGTGTTACCTCCTATGGGTTGCTGCCAAAGTCGTTTGTGGTTTGAACCGGGGCTGACTGGCTGTGTGCCATCGGCTCCGTCTTTACCGTGAATGTTACATGCGTCAGCGCCCATCCGAAAAGCCCAATAATCAGGCCGATCACCAGCGTCATTGTGATGCCGGTCACCCACATGATGACGGCGAACTTTCCCTCAGTGGCATCGCGGAACTTGAGCAGGTCACCAATTTGCTCCCCGTGCCTCTTCAAGGTCGGGTCAACGTGAGACCCTCGCCAATCTTCAAGAACGCGCACAGCAGCCCTCTCAGATATAAACTCGGTCATCGTACCCTTCCCTGAATTTGATTCCGCCTCCCCTTGCGGGTTTGCCTATTACTGGCTCAGGCGGTTACGACGTGTGGTGCTTTTTCTTCTCGACTACGGCGTGCTCGTCCTTCTGATCCTTCATGCCCTCAGCGTGACTCGATTTTCTGGTGAGCGTCAAGAGTGCTTCGGTGGCAGTTTCCAACTCTTCAGTTACCTTTTTGAAGTTCCCGTCGACGGTTTTACCGATCTGGTTTAGCTTGGCGATGATGATCGCGCCAATGGTAGAGATCACGCTGCCAATCGTCACAATCAATATTCCGGTGTTGGTGTCCGTCATGCGCTCAGTAGCTCCAGATTGCGATCACCGAATCTTCACGTACTCAAGATCAATCAAAGTCGCGCTATTGCCCCCCGTAGCCGTTCCGCATTGGAAAAGCACAGATTCAGTCGCGGACGCTGTCGAGTTAAAGCTACTCAGAACCGGGCTCCGGTTTTGCACATTCGCTGCGCTGGACACGCCGGGAAATAAACCCGTCAGACCCGAATACATAGTCGTCGATGAACCCGTGACCGCTATTGTCTGGTTGATCTCCCCGGAAGATACAAGGTTGGTGGCGGACGTGACTGTAAAAGTTCCTGCGGCAGTTGAATAGACAACATTGCTCCCATCTTCAACCTCGAAAAGAAACGTCGGGGGCGTTCCGCTCGTGGTGATTGCCAACGTGACAATTAACTTCCACATGGCACCGGCTACCTGCGTGAAGGCTGGCCTCGTGATCGTAGTAGCGAAGGTCTGCACGCCGGTGCCAGTCGAGCAGTTAAGCGTGTCGCTTGACCCCACTGCGGGTGTGCTCGATACGACGGTGCCAACGGGAAGATCGGCCGTAACCTGAGTGCGGCAAGTCGGAACCGCCGCCGATCCGCTTGATGGTCCGGCCACAACACAGTTCGCAGATTGCGTCTTGAGTTGAGCGTCAGGATCGAGAGTCCCAGAGGCGGTAACGGGGGTTCCCGGCGTGGTGCTGAATAGATTTCCGGTCGCGCTGCTCAGCGCAACGCTGGTTACTCCGGCACCTGCATTGGCGATCACGAAGGCATCCGTAGCGATCTTGGTCGTATTGTCGCCAGTCGTCTGCGTGGTTGCAGTTGAGCCGTTTCCAACCGCAGTGGGGTAGGGGATCGACACTGACGCGATACCACTGCTTCCGCCATGGACAAAGGTAAGGGTCGATGTCGGGCTGCTTCCTGTGGCAGCGAGCACATTTTGCATGGACCAGTTATCGTTCACCGGGGCGCTGCCGTTCCAATAGTCGCCCTGCCAGTAAAAAATATTGGAAGAGAAGTTGCCTCCAGACGTTGCGATGCCCAATTGTCCCATTGTTACAGTGGCAGAAAAAAGTTGGTTGCCCGACCACGAATTAGAGGCTGCTAGACCTCCTGCTCCTAGAGTGTTGTAGCTGACAGTCACGGCTGCGCTGCCGTTGAAGGTGGTGCCCGATGCAGCACCAGAGCCGCCATTGTTCATGGTCAGAGCATTGGTGGTTGTGCCCCCGCCGCTCGGTGTTGCCCATTGTCCATCGCCTCGGCAAAAAGTGGACGATGACGCTGTGCCGGTCGTTGAGCTCGCAGACAGGTCTCCGCATAGCGGCTGCGCTTGCGTGAAGGTCTCCGTCGAAGCCGTGTAACTGGTCAGAAATTGATGCGACCCAGCAGATATGGAGGACGGCAGTTGAGCAACTGTCGCATAAGCAGTCGCGCAATTGGTGATTGAGGTCGAACCAGAGAAACATGCAAGCTGCGGGTTGGCCGGTGAGCCGGTGGTCGTGACGGTGCCGGTGCCGCTAAGCACGGCGCAATTCTCATAGATCGCGTTCCCGATATTTATCACTCCATTGCATGAGCCGGAGATCGCGGTGACGCCCCCATTGTTTCCCGTGGTGTCGATGTTGCCGTAGACTACCGGCACCGATCCGCCGCCGCTGTTTGAGAACGTCAGCAGGGTCGGCGTGCCTCCATCTGAAATCGGCGTGGCGTTGATATTGATTGCAGCCGAGCTGCCGAAGTCTGTAGCCGCCGTGTTTGTGATTTTGAAAAAAGTTGAACTGCTCGGAAACCAGGCGTTGTACATCCACGGAAAATTGAGATTCAAGATGCCGCCCCGCCAGTTCGTTACCGTCACCATTGAAGTATTTCCAGACGGCATAGTGGTTGAGCCGCTGCCTACTTTGTCATTGAGGAAGTTGAGCGACGCCTGAGTATCCGGGCCATTCCCCGCCGATCCGTCAATCGAAACCGGCCCGTCGAAGCTCGAGTTCGTCACCGAACCGTTCGGAGGCGCGCTGGCATCCGTCACGCTCAGCGATGTGTAGCTGGTCGGCGTCGCATTCGTCGCCACTGTGACGTTATCCAATTGGAAGTTGCCGGTAGCAGAAATGCCGGTTACGGACCCGCTCGCTGCCGTCAGCACAACTTTCAAATCCTGCACCTTCGCCCGCATGATGCTTTGTCCAGAACCTGACGATTGCAGTCCGGTAACTGAGAGCGCAGCGCCTGTTCCGGAGTAGGAAATAATCGAGCCGTTGCCCTTCAATGTATTGTTGCCGAAGACCCCCACAGCGCCCGTGATCAGACACGTGCGCTGGCTAGACGAGTAGGAATATGGCAGGTTCACCGCGAACGCCCCCGGCGTCTGCGAGGGGAAGGCTGAGGAGTAAAAGTAGAGTGCATTGCCGAGCGCGGCGTGGTCATCCGTTGTCCCATCGCAGTGCCCCCACCACGGAGGATCTGTAAAATACACTTCGACGTTGCTCGATCCTGTTTTCCAGTAAGGATTGGACGCAAAGGTTTGAAGCTGGTAGTTCGTCGTTGATGGATTGGTCAGGATGCCAGATGCGATCGAAACCGAACTTGAATAGTATCCGTAGAGGTTCGGATGCAGTCCCCCGTCGATTCCGGCCATCTGTCCGAAACTCTGGGCGTAGCCATATCCGTAGTTGGCCGCTTCAACGGGACCGGCGAACATCTGCCAGTTATTAATGAAAGGCAGCGGCGTGGAAAGGCCGGCGTTCGAGTTCGCTGCCGCCACTTGTTGTAACGCTGTCACGTAGGTCAGTTGTGTGGCAACAGTGACGCCCGTTTGTGATGTGTCGCTGGGGTTCCCGCTCACTTCGGCAACGTCGGCTCCGGCTGCAAGTTGCGCCGTAACCGTGGTCTGCATATTGGTTTTGTAGGTCGCCACCGGTACTGAGGTATTCCAATCGTTGATGCCGGATTCCTGCACAACGAGATCGCAGGCAAGCGTGGACCACGGTAGAGATTCTCCGGCGCCCCAGACGTTCGACGTATCGCTGAAGTTGGCTGAAGTCGCCCCGCTGTTACCTATCTGTTCAAAGATCACATGATGGGTCGTCGAGTCGCGTCCTTCCGCGCCCCACCATTTCACGACGCCGCCGCTGGACCAGGTGAGATGCAGCGTGTGTACGCCGACACTGCCAGCGGTGAGGACCAGAGTTCCAATACCAGGGCTTCCGTTGGTGCTCTGGGTAGTCGAGCTGCCCCCGTCGATGTGTGCTGCGAACGTGCCCCACCCGCTGCCCGTCAGGAAATGGATAGTGAACGTGTCTATATTCTCCACCGGCGTAAAGGCCATGTCCCCCGCGGAAGTCGCCTCCATCGCATAGCCTCCGGGAACTGGAGTGGTGGTGTCGGCGGTCCATTGCGAGGCCACGGAGAATCGAGGATCGTCACCCAGCAGCGAAGGAGAGATGCTCACCGAACTGCCCGATCCAAACCGCGAAGCAGCTTGAGCGAGGATATGGTACTGCGATTGAAAAACATTGGCGAGTTGCGCATCCGGCCCATAGGTTGCCCAGCTCGTACTAGGTGCGGTTGGCAACGCATATGCGCCAAAGAATGTCGAATCTCCGGGCATACACACACGCGTGTCGCTAATTCCGGCTATCGTATTTCCCAGCGCCGTAAACCAATGCTTGAAGTTGGTCGCTGGAACTCCGGCGGCTACGATCTGCCCAGAACCGTTCGTGCCCACGAGGCCCTGCGAAGAGGGAACAGCCGCGCCGTTTACTTTGACGACGGATGTTGCAATCGTGCCCGTTCCTGATCCGGTAACGTCGCCCGTCAGCGTGATGGTCCCGCTGCCCCCGCAACTCCCCGGCGTCCACTTGCTCGTGCCGCTGTTCCACACTGCGCAGTCCCCGTTCACTACGCCCGCGTTTGTCCAGTCGGCCAGGTTCGCCGTGCCGAAGGGGGTGCCATTAATGTCGTAGCCGGTGGTTGCGTTATAGGTGTTGGCGGTCGGGGTAACAAGAGTAGGGCTCGTAGTCAGCACCACGTTGCCGCTGCCATTCACGCCGTAGCTCGTAAGCCACGAAGAGCCGCTTGAGTTTGGAATCCCCGCGCCGGGATAGATCATTCCACCCCCGCCGGTCAAGTTGATGACGACGTTCCCCTTTCCGGTCGTAGGCGAAATGGTCACGCCGGAGCCCGCAATAATTTGGGAAACCCCATATGGGTTGGGCGCTGATCCTGTGCATGCGATCGGGCTCTGAGTGTTGAGGTTCCAGGTTTGCGTCGAGACGACCTGATAGCACTGCGGCGTTCCCTGTACCGCGCCGTTGGCGACGTAGGAGAGTTGATACTCGCTGTTTCCTTGAGTCCCGTTGCAGTTGATGAGGTCGTTCGACCAGACTGTTGTGTTCACGACTCCAGACGGATTTGCCTGTACCTGATAACCCTGCTGAACGATGACCGAATAGCCGGGGATCGACACAGGACTCGGACAATTCAAGAGCTGGATCGAGACGCCTGCGTAGGCTTGCCCGTTTCCCAAAATGCTGCTCAGGTTGCCTGTGACGGGGATTGGAGTCGGAGTCTGGGCGCAGAACGTGGCACACGAGAGGATGAAGAGACAGATGGCGGTGCAGATGGCTCTTTTCACTCGGTGAGAGTAACACGGGGGTTCAGCTTGCTCGGCCTCGTTTTCGGAGGGTAGCTTTCTTTGAGTGGATAAACTCGACTTTTGTGTCCTGCGGGACGCGCGGTTTGCTCACGAACGGTACTTCATTTTTTCCGCATCCTCGGCATTGATCTTCAAGCACCCAACCTGCAACACATTCAGGACATGGAACAGGACTCATCGGCTTTTCGTGGGTGCGCGCGGTATATTTCCCGTGCACTGGACAGGTCATTTTGGAAAACCAATAGCGGTGCAGGATGCCTGGATCGCTCACGGGGTTTCCTTCGCTCCGGCCAACTGGTAGGGATCCATCTTAAGTTCGGCGGCACGCCGCCGGCAATATGCTGTGTATCGGAAGGCGGCTTTGAAGCACAGGCTTATCTGTCGATAACTGTGGCGAGGAGACCGCTTTGTCGGAATGTTGATTCGAAAGATGATGCCAGGATAAGGCATGAACTCGCGGATAAATAGCTCGGCAAAGGGTTTCTGGCCGACGTTTTGGACTGACCATGTTTTATTGACTTCGACTCGCCAACTGCGCCTCCAGAGTTTCTTGTCGCACCCAACGGCGCGCTGCCACTTTGTCCAGATCGTTTTCATGCGGCCTCCGCAGGCTGGCACTTTTTGCAGTTGAATAGACCGTGGCGGCAGCGGCGCGCGCGGGGTGCCGTATCGACAAGAGTCGCCAAAGGAGCTTTCTCAAGATCTGCCACGACCTCTTCGCTGAGAGCCAGGGGCTGAAGATTGGCAGCTTTCCGTCTACGATCGATCCGGCCGGCGTTCCACCCCGTTCGTTTGCATTTCCCGCAGCGCCTTGATTTCTCCGGATGATCGAAGATCGGGTTGCGTGTCCCGCCTTTCAGCAGAAACTTCGGCAGGAACGGCAAGCCGCACCAATCGCAGAACGGCACCGGGATTTTCTTGACGGCCACGGGACCAATATACACCAGCGGTGGAGAAACAAAAAGGCCCCAATTAAGGGGCCTCTCTGCCGTGCGCTGTGGGTTGGACATGTGTCGCGGTGGGGAATCGATTGACGCCGGCCAGGGTCGCAGATCGATGGATGGAAGAGAAGAACTCCCACCGCTATTGACATTATGCCACGGCCCGTGCGATTCTTCAATCGCCAGGGAAGTAGATTGATGAAAATGTCCCCGAAAAATTCGGCCTGCACATTGCCATCGCGCATTTCTGCGTCCTGGGCTCTGTCCAGGCAATGAGACGCTGAGAGTAATCCGCTGAGCGTGCAAGAGCGTGGACCGGCGGGGGAGCTGAGATCGTAGCCCCCAGGCGCCGTGATTCCTGCATTGGGGTGCTTGCTCCTGAATTTAGGCTGCGAGTATGACGCAGGAGCCCCTGGGAAACGTCGGGTGACGGCCAAGAGCCGTTTTCATCCTCAACCCATTTTGGGAGTTGTTTTTCCCCTAAGGTTGAGGGTGTCAGGGGTTTTAGAAGCAAATACCAGAACAAAAGCAAGATCAACAAAATAGGGAGAAGTGTATATATTTAACGCGCGATCGACAGGACCCTCGTCGGATTCCTCGGATTCTCGCTCCGTCTCAACTGCTCGGCCAGGAGACGCACCTGCACATCTTTAAAGTCGATAGTGGCTGGCCATGCTTCACGGGCCCGGCGCAGGATCATCTCACGCGGTTGGCCAGTGTCCTGTTGAACTGCAGTGACGAGCTCGTGCATGGTCATAGTTTGAGCCTCTCCCTGATCTTCCGTTCCAGCCACATCACTGAATGTGGGCCAAAATTGAAGGCAACGACCTTTTTGCCATCGTGCTCAGTTTCATCCCGCTTGAGATATGGCATAAGCACCTCGTCGGCAATTTGGCCCGCGCGCGCGAGGTCTGCAGGACGCAGACTGAGTCGCAATCGGCCGAGAGCTTGCTTTTTGAGTTCGGCGCGGGTCATTTTAAGGTCCTGCAGGGCGACCTGAGCCGCCCCGCTGGTTTGGGGGGACGAACTTAGCTTCCTGGCGCCGGCGCCGGCGTGGGAGTGGACGCAGGGCCCACGGCAGAGGTCAGCGCTGTCGTAGCTGCTGAGAGCGCTGCAACCTTGGTCTCAAGGTCGGCCGCGATCGTGGCGACGGTTGAATCGGGGTCTCCGCTCGTAGCTGCACTCAACTGCGAGCTGAGTGATTGAATATCGGAGACCGCCTCGGCTACTTCGGCGGTGTTTGCGGTGATGGCGGCAGCGAGGTCCTGATCGGCCTGCTGCAGGGCGGCGAGTCCTGCGTTCGTGGTTGACATGGCTTTGTTTAGTTCCTCTCGGAGTTGTTGGAGTTGGCGTTCTGAAAATTCGTGGTCAAACATTGGCGCACATCCTGATTGAAGCCATTATGACATTTTTCTAGTTAAAATAACGCGCTCAAAGGAACAAAGTTTCCGCGTTCGCACGCACGCCCTGGCCGTCGGTGACAATCAACCCAGTTTGGCGAAGATCAGAGAGGTAGGACCCGAAGGTTCCACTTCCCGGTTCCATATCCACAGCGATTCCGAGAGCGTCACGGCTCATCGGTCGGCCACGGTGCTCAACGAGCACATCGAGCATGGCGCGCGCTCCGCGTTTTAGCTTCGATCCCCAGAGAGCGACAACCTCCTCAGTCGTTGCTGGCATTTCCTGCGCGTTATGTCCAATGAAATCGCGTCCTGCCTCGGTCGCGTACCAAAGGCCGTCCCCGCCAACCTCGAGGTATCCAGCCATTCGCAGGACCGATTTATAGGATCCCCAGGTGCCACTCGACTTCTTCATCTGGACCTGGGCCGCAACCTGCGCCTCGGTTCGGCCGGACGGGAACCACTGGGCCAAAACCCCAAGCATCCTGCGAGCGCCAGCCTTGATCGCCACATCGGAGGCTCCTTCCGGGCGCGGTGCCGGAGCGGGACGAGAAACGGGGGCAAGCGGCGCGCGGCGCGGAACTGGCGCTACGAATGCGCGTACAACTTTCTCGAGTTCTGGTTCCGAAAGCGTGTCGCTGAGAGTTTTCGCAATCTCAGCCGCCTTTTTGATGCGCTTCTGGTAGGCGTCCAATTGCTTTTCCATCTCATCGGCTTCAGTTTGGAGTTGGGCAAGCGTTTCTCTTAGCATCTGAACCTCCTCAGCGTTCGATTGTTGGACTTGTTGTTTCAGTTGGCGTTCGAGTTCCGCAATCCGCCGCTTGGCGTCGCCGGCCTCTTGACGTAGATCCTCCTCGGTCTTGGCTTTCTTCTCAGCTTCCTGCGGGAGATCAGCGAGTTTTGGCAGGAGAGCCTTCACGGCCTCGGGCGTAGGCGTAACAACGCCAGCCATTGCAGCGCCGGTCTTTGGCGGCCTGGTCTCGCCCTGCAGAACCTGGACCCTCAGCATGTCCCCTGTAATAGCGCGGCCGCGGGCGATGAATTGGCCAGCCTTCAGGCGCTCGAGCTCGAGGGAGAATTCGCGGGTCGGCGCACCGCCAGGCACTTTGAAGGTCTCGCAAGCGCGCTTCTGGTCATCGAACATCGTGAGGCCCAGGAGGTAGTTTTGCAGGGGCTCTACGGCGTTCTTGTCTAGCTTTGAAAGGCGCTGAGTGGCGAGAATGGCGCAGAATCCTCGTTTGCGGCCAAGATTGCAGAGGTCGATCACCGATTGGGAGGCCACCGACTTGCCGTAGCCGGCCTCTGGGCAATAAGTATGGGCCTCGTCGACAATAACGAGCACAGGATGCCAGAGCGACTTTGGAGCGTGAACTAGGGCATCGAGGAACCGCCTCACCCACTCATGGCGCTGAGCTACGGGCATTTCGTAGATGTCGCAAACCGCCGAGGCGTTCAGTTCCAGCAGTCTGGTGGCCACAAGCGCCGCGGTGCGGACGTCCGCCGCTGTCTCGCCACCCTCACCGACCAGCACGAAGGGCTTCTTCTCCCGCAGGGTCGAGAACTCGCCCTCGGGATCGATGACGATGCACTGGATGTGGCCGACAGCCTCTTCGAGAATCCTGCGGAGGGTCTCAGACTTACCTCCTCCGGATGACGCCGTGACCAGCAGGCGCGTGGCCACCAACATCGGGATGTCGATGTAGACCTGCTCGCCAGTTTCGGCGATCCCAAGATGGATTTTTTTCACTGTCGCCTCCCAATTTCTTTCATACTGATTACTTCAATGATCGAGATCACAAATGCCGCGAGGAACACCGTCGGCAGCAGGACAGGCAAGAGCGCCCAACATAAAACCTTCTTCATGATTTATGACCCAAGTGATACAAACCGCAGATCTGACAACGATAGACATTCATGAGGCCTTTGCCTACAGCCACGAGCCCACGGCCGTTGTTTCGCGCGACTCCACGGTTCATATGGCGCCGGGCCTCCTGTCTCGAGGCGTAGGCGCGCTTTGTGCAGCGCTGTTTTGCCTCGACATGATCGCCAGTCTTGAGAAATGCGTGAGTCATCCGCGAGTCCTGTCGACAGAAGCAGGCAGGTGGGTAATCACTAACTGCTCGACGGCGATGTCGCTCGATAGCTTGAACGTATACCCAGTCGCTGGCAAAACATAGATTCCACCGCGGCTACAAAAGATCATATCGCCGACTTTGGGGAAGCGCGCAGGTGGAAGATCGGCGCCCACGAGCAGCGCTGGGTTATCCCAGTCCTCCGCAGGCTCAACGCCCATCCCCAGCACCGGGGTCGGCAGCGCGTGAGCAGCGGCGGCGCCAGCCGCCAGAGCGAAGAACTTCCGTCTCGAAAGTGTTGTCATCGCGCCCTCAACCTCTCGCAGATCTCGTTCCCAATCCACAGCACCATCGCCAAGAAGAAAAACGCGGCTAGCCACCAGGATGCCCGGTAGACAAATACAACCGCCAGCAGACCCAGAAACCCACACATCCACAACGGGAACAGTCTCATGTAGCCCTCCGCGACGGAAAATGGCTCACGAACCGATTCGACCTTACTGGAAGAAATACCTCGATCGGCCTGAACTCCTCACTCGGCTTTCCGTCCACCGCAATCAACCGTGGAAACGAGTCACGTAGAGCGTGCGCTAATCTGTCCCCGTCTATCACGTCAGCGTTGTACAGCCAATGACGCACCTTCTTCGGTCTCGCCCATTTCACCGTGTCGTTCATCACCAGTAGTGTACTTCACGTTTGCCCGCATCATAGTATTTATTTTTTTCAGATTTTGAAATTCACAGACCATACTCTTGTGTGCACGTCATCCATCTGCGGAGAGGCGTCGTCGAGACGGATTTGGGTTTGTGGCAGGCGAGTTTTGCATTGCCGCGGGGATGGTCGGATGGTCGGATGTCGCGTGATCGGTGCGCGCGACCGGGTGGGAGGGTCATTAGGAGCGGATCGGGATGGTCACACTCTATTGCCGCGCGTGTGCTTCACCTTGCCAGAGTGTTGCCGAAGTCCACATCGATACCACTCACCAGTCTCGCTGTCGTACTCGGTGTAGATGCACATCGGCAGGTCTGGCTCATCGTCTTCGACAAGAGATGGCAGTGGCTCAGGCTTCGGTGTGTGCATCTTCGATGCTGTGGTAAGGCCCAGGCGCGCAGTGATATCCGCGATGGTATTAGATGGCGCCGACGGCTGAGCTGGTAGCTGGGCCGCAGCCTCGCCAACAATCTTGCCGCTGGCATTCCATTTACGCGATCGGCACATCCGGCTAGGACACTGCCCAGGCAAAGCCTCGTTATCTTCGGGCAACCAGCGATGCCCACACTCATCGCACTCCAACACCCGAATACCATATTTGATTGCCATGAGTACATTGTACACAAACAAGTGAGGCAGATGTACTCAAAAGCATGAGGCAGATGTACTCAGCGACCCTATACCCATTTGCTCGTATAACACCAAAATCACCCTCAATCCACCTAAAACGATGCGTTTAAAGCCCCGTAGAGCCATCGCTGACCCCTCCGACAGTCCCCAGTACCACCAAAACTGGATTTACGCGCCGCAATCAACTTCTGAAGCGTCTGTATCTATAATGTGTGCACCATTTACACCTGAATCACAAGAACTCATCAACTTCTTGGTGTCCCTCATTCGACCAGGATTCCGCGTCTTCTTCCCAGTCTCCCGCCTCCAACGATCCCAACGCTCCGCTCGCCTGTCCCCCCAGTCTGGCATTACACGCGCCAAGATAGACGCACAACGAGAGGTCGCGCCCGTGTCATCATTCATCGGTACGTGGTTTGCGCCAAATGGTGTTGAAACGAAAGGATATTGCAGGAAAGCCAGTTTTGTGCTGGCAAAAATCGCGTTGAGTCGAGGCCAATTCCGTTTAACGCTGAGGATGGAATGAGGCTGGCTGAAGCACTTAGAGCCGACGATGGAATAGATCTTGACTGGGCCGTGAAGGGAGTGGTCAGCGTTGATGAACGCTCTTCCCGCGCGCTCCGCGCGGCCGAGATCACCTTCGGTGAGGTACCAGGCTCCGAGGCAACGTAATGCGACATGCAGGGTCCTGCGGGAGACTTGAATATCCCGGCAGGCTTGGTCGCAATCGATGGTCACTGCGCGGTCCAGAACAGCCCCATTTGCGTCCTGTGGACAGGGGTAAATCATCTCGATGTAAGTCAGCACCATCGCGTTGGTGGGCCCGCGCACCTGCCTGACGAGGTTCGGAAAGTAGGGAAGGGGATCAATAGTCGATAGCTCTTGCATGTATCCAGCACGTTGCAAGAAGTCTTTAGGTTCTTGGATGCGCGTTATATCTCCTTTATCTGTCATTGTTTGCAGGCTCCCACAAAATAGTTACCCCAGCACACATGATTTTTGTTGACAGCGACATCATATCAGGCGCACATTTACACCAGTAGTGCAAATCACCTTTTACCGGAGGGGATTGAAATGAACGAAACCGCTAAAGCAATGCAAACCGCGACAATCGACCGTGCTCGCGAGCTCTGCGCACGCCTCAACGATCCTACCGAATCCACCATCATTGAAACTAAGATGGACAAGAACGGTGGATTCTACGCGGCTAACCTCACCAACAAGACTATCGAATACGCCTACCCGAGCAGCATCCACGCGACACAGGCTAAGAAGAGTCCTGCCAAGGTCGCCGAAGCGATGCTCTTTAGCCAGTCCCACATTACCTCTCAGACTCAGCAATCGCTCTGGATGATCGAGCGGTGGGAATATATGCGCGCAGCAATGGTGGCAGTATGAGGAAGCCTGACTACATAATCAAGATTGCAGCCGACAGCGTGGAGCAACTTCGCCGTTCTGACATCGAGCGAGTGTTGGAGAATTGCTCTGATGAGGAATTGGAACCCACCGCCGCCTACATCCTAGCGCACCGTCCCGACTACACGTCCAAGATCGAGCAGGAATTGGATTACCAGCTCGAGGAACGGCGCGCGGCCTAGCTTCTTCACCCCCGCAGGGCTCGCAAGGGTCCTGCCAACGTCTTTTACCGGAGACATGCACATGAACCCGGCCTTCGTGCTCTGGTGGCTGAGCCCGTTATTCACGGTGCTGTCCTTGATGATTAACTACCACCTGTTCCGCGTCATGCGCAACGGGGGCAAATACGATGGATCGTTGATTGGAGATGCGCTGTGACATATCGTGTTGGTGGTCTGTTGTGCATGGCAACCATCTGCGGGGTTGCGATAGTAGAAACCCTGCATGACGGATTTTGGAAGGGCTTCCTCGTCGGCTTAGGTTGCGCCGTCTGTTTCATGATCGGCACACGCACGGAGCGCCCATGAACCCCGAAGATGAGGCAATTGAATTCGGTAAGTGGGCCGCGTTCTGCGACCTGAAAGCCGCACAGGCGACCATGCCCGACGGCCGCTACGAATGGGAGTACGCAGCCAGCACGGCGCGGGAGATGCAGCTTCAGGCGCTGAAAGAGGCTGCGATTCGGGGCACGGCGCGCAGTATCGTGGCGCAAATGATGGAGGTCGCACGTGAACGAATGTGCTGAGCAAACACGCTTTGCGGTCCATGGCGGCAACAGCTATCACCCGATGGCGCTGAACCAGTCCTGCCCTTTCGACACGTTCACGCGCGCCTGTGTTGTATTGGCTGCTCTGTGCATCGTTGGCATGATGGTGGCGGGGTTCTGGCGATGAGTATCGAGCGACTTAAACAGCTCGCTGCGGATCGTGCAGGTTGTGGAGGGGAAGCAATGAGTGAAACGAAATTTACGCCGAAGCCGATTAAGTGCGTGGCGATGCAGTTCGGCAAGCGTGAAAACAAGGGCTTGGTGGCGTTCTGGACGCGGATGGAAGAGCCTGCCCTCAGTGCATCTTACGCTCGCCTCGTAAGCGCCGCTCCTGAGATGTACGAGGCGCTGAAGCTGATCGTAGAGGACGCCGAAAGGGCCGCTAATCCATGCAGTAGGATGTTTGCCTACCCGGAGGCTAGGGCGGCTCTCGCCAAGGCGGGGCCCCATGACTGACTGGCCCCGCATCCGAACCGACGTAGACGACGACAGGCCCGCACGCCGGGACGAAGTGGAGTATTGCGAATCCTGCGGCCGACCCGTACTCGATGGTGAGTTGGTGCGGCACGCGGGACTACGGTGCTGCGAAGATTGCCGCCACTACTGCCCGATCTGCCACGACTGGCCCACGTTCACCAAGGAAGAGTTCTGCGTCTCGTGCGCCCTGGAAGCGATGGGCGTTGAATTATGAGCGCACTCGCGGGCAACCAGTTCATGCCGTTATCCCGCGCGTATCTTTGATCCTCATGCTCTGCGGTCGGCAACAACTCAAGAGAATGTGCCGCTTGTGGATGGCCGGCGCTGATTAGCCTGGCAAACGTGTTGAGTGAGAAACTGAGCGCTGAGGATGTCGATTCGTGCTTGAAGCGTCTAGAGAAAATGGAGAGTGAGCTGTGAGCGCACATTGGGTCCTGTCAACGACTTCAAAAGGATCCCCCAAATTTAACCGCCAAAAAGGAGATTTATGACTGACAACGCTTTAGAAGTTCAACAGCCTGCCATTCCTGCCTATAGCGAGCAGAACGTCTCGATGGTCCAGCAGCTCGCCCAGGCGCAGATTCAATCCGCCTACATCATGGCCGAACGGCATCCGAGAGATTGGGACGCGGCTGAGCAACAGGTACTCAAGGAATGCCGGCGCCCGCAGTTCTGCGCGATCGATCCTGATCCCAAGAAGTACGGGTCAAGCATTGCAATGTACGGTGTTCCCCGCGGAGGAAAGTTTGAGGGCGATAAGTGGGTGCCGAATATCGTGCGGGATCTGACTATCAGGTTTGCCGAGATGGCTTTGCCCTACATCAAGAATGCCAGCGTAGACCTCTGGCCGATGGGTGAGGACGAGCAACAACGCGTGTTCCGCGTGGTCCGCATCGACTACGAGTCCAACGTAGCCGAGGGCGAAATCATCATCGTGCCCAAAACTGTCGAACGCAGCAAAGTCAAAGACGGGGACATTGTGGTGTCTCAGCGCACCAACAGCTACGGCAAGCCGGTTTACATCGTGCGCGCCACCAACGAGGAGATGGAGCAAACCAAATTGGTGCAGTATTCAAAGCGCAAGCGCAACTTGGTCCTGTCAATGCTCCCCGGCTGGCTCAAGGAAGCCGCCAAAGCTCAGATTCTCGCTACGCAACGCACAGTGGACGCCAAAGACCCGGATGCTGCACGGCGCGCCTTGTACGCAGGATTCGCAGAAGTAGGAGTTTCGGTTGAGAACCTGAAATCGTACCTAGGGCATTCGAATGATCTGAGTCCTGCGGAGGTTGAAGATCTCCGCGTGCTCTATGCTGGTATCGCTGGCGGCCACACCACATGGAAGGAAATCCTTGCTGCCAAAGAAGGCGAGAACGAGGACGAGGCCACGACCACAGCCATCGATGAGGCAATCAAGGTTTTAGAGCTGACACCAGCTCAGGCCCGTAAACAGAAAGCTAAGTACATCGGCCGCGACAAAGAATTCCTCGAGTGGCTCCAAAGCGAAGTCGCCAAGAAGCAGAACACGGGAGAGAAGAAGGAGCCGAGTGTATCGGACCCTACATCCTCGAAACAATCCGCGCAGCCCGCGACCACTGGAACAAATGGTGGGGCGCAGGCATCCCCGACTACGCAGACGACGACTACGGCATCCAGCACTGAGAACCTAGACGCTGAACCGGAGCCGCCGCAGAACACAAAATCGAGTCCTGCAGCCAAGCACCATCCTGCTCCAGCAGCGGACGATGACGAATATTAACCTTGCAGCGCGGTAACGTTACGAGCCTGTGAGCCCTGAAAGCATGATGGCCGTCGCCTGGGAGGGAGACGAGTCGGACTACCCTGCAGGGCTCACGGGAACACAAAATCGAAAGGAGACTCCCCGCCATGAGTCAACAGATTCCGCCGCTCACGCAAACCCTCGCGGGCCAGATGGCTTGCGAACACGGATACCGCCTCGTCCAGATCGACGGACTAAAGACGCCCAACACCGAGGCCAGCTACCGCGGGACCGACATCCACGCAGTTCTGGCGCCGTATGCCATGCACTGCGCGAAGAAGCGCGTTCCGGCAGACTTCATGTACCTCGATTCACTCACGAGCAGTGTGGGAGACGAAGCGGCAACGATTCTTGAGTTCTGCCGCGACAACATAACGATTGACTGGCAGAACCTGTTCGCGGTCGAAGTGCTGTGCGGTCTGGATGAGGATTTCCAGCCGACTTATGCGGTTGATCACGACGGCGGCAGTCAACCTGTCAATTCCGTTTGGTGCTTTACAGCCATGAATGCCAATCGCAATCCGCCAGCCTACTGCGGCACTCTCGATGTGATCTACCTGATGCCTGGCGGCAAGGTGGCCCGCATCACGGATTGGAAGTCGCATCCTCGGCCATTTGAGGCGCACACCATTCAAGGCAAGCTCTATTCGCTTCTCCTGTTCATGCACCTGCCGGAGTTGCAGGAGATCGAGTTCGGCCTACGCTTTGTGCGCTACGCCAACATCGTCAAGACCCACAAATATTTCCGCTCCGACGTGCCGCAGATGATGGAGGACGTGCGCAGGATCAGGAACCGGCAGAAAGAAATTCACGCCAAGGTTGCCGATGGCGGCGATCTGCGCGTGCACGGTGGAGCACATTGCTGCTACTGCCCGTGCGCTCTGGACCCCATCGAGATACCATGTCCAAACGGCAAGCTGAACCCCATGCTCAAGAGTCCTGCCGAGCAACTGAACTGGCTGCTGTCGACCGAGGTTCAGGTGCGCATCGTGAAAGATGCTCTCAAGCAGCACGTCGACGGGACACAGGAATCAGTGTTCTCGCAGGACGCGAATGGGAAGGTCTATTCGATTGGATACGTGCCGACCGAGAAGGTGACCTACCCGATCTTTGAGGGCAATCTCGAGGAGGGTTTCAACATGCCCATCGTGGATGCGCTCTTGAACTGGGTGACGACGAACCCGAAAGACTTGATCCCGCGCAAAGGTTCAAAGCCGTGGTTCGACAATCTAAGGATCGGTTCGACTGAGTTGAACCGTTACTTGAAGACTGACAAGCGCGAGATCCTGCACAACAACATCCGAGACCTGGCCATCGTGGAGACGAAGCCGAAGCTGAAAATCACGCGAGACGCTGAGGTTGACGACGGCACGGGATCAGAACACAAGAGCTGGGATGCAGCAGGAAACGAGGAGATTGAATACTGATGATTGTCAAGATTCAGAGAGCGCAACCTCCGTTTGGGCCGAAAGGTGAAGTCCTCGTCTACAACCGCAAGATCACTAAGTGGTGGCAGGGGAAGATCGACAAAGCTACTGATAAGTGGATGGGCGGAAGACAGAAGGTTTTCGCACACGCGCACATCGAGGGCACTGTCTTCGTCGTCGACGGCGAAGCACCATGGCAGGACTGGTAAAGAACCGGACGCCTCCCGCCAGAGGCAGAGAGAAGAACGCAATGGATTTGAACACAATCAGCATCAAGGATTTTGGTCCTATCGAGCAGGCTGAAGTAACATTCGACGAGCCTCTGTGCTGCGTCATCGGGAATAACGCCCAGGGCAAGACCACCCTCATCAACGCGATCCGCCTCTCCTTGACGCCGCGGTGCCCTAACACCGACAAGAAAGGCGGCGGGGCGATGGAGAACATCCGGCTAGGCGCCAAGAAGGCCGACATCGTTCTCGGCGTCTTGACGGCCGCAGGACCATTCCAGATAAGGACCACCTACGGGCCTGGCGCCAGCCGCAGGAACCAAACCATCGTGGCCGGCGAAGGCAAAGACGACGGCAAAGGAGCAGCCGGTTTCCAAGCATTCCTCGAAAGAAAGTCCGAAGCGCTGTCGTGCGTGCTGGACTCGGACTATTTCTTCAATCCGAAGACAGAGCAGAAAGACATCTTGGCCGCGCTGATCCTTCCTTCCAGCCACGAATTCGAGGCCGACAAGGTAGCTCTAGCCGAGAAGCACTTGGGCAAGTTCGCATGGGACAAGAGTCCTGTCGGCCTGATCGACCAGGTGTACGGAGCGGCCTACAGCGCGCGCAGGGACGCCAAGGCAGCACTCAGTGGCATCTACATCCCGCAGCAGCCCCTCAAGCCGGAGTACGCCGCAGGACACGTGCAGGAGAAGATTGAGGCCTGCCGGAAACGCGCTGCAGCTGAAGCCAAGAAGATCAAGGGCGGCGGCACGGTTCAGATCGGGCGCATCGAGCAGAGTTTAGAGCAGGAGAAAGAGAAGTTGACGACAGCGCAGGCCGACTATGCGACAGCGATCCACCAGCGCGACGATCTCGCTCAGGCCATCCTTGACCAGCCAAACGTGAAGAAGGCAGACCGCACGGCCGCGGGCAGGAATCTGTGGGAGCAGTTGCAGGCGCAGATCCGCGAACTCGACGCCGAGATTGCGGCGCAGGCTGATGCCCAAGACGTGTACCGCGAGTTGCTGCAGGACGGAATGAGCGAAGCTCACTGCCCCACCTGCACGCAGACCATAACGCGCAAGTTCATCGACGGCAAAATGGCTCAGCATTTGAAGCTCCAGCAGGAAGCGGAGGAAGCAAAGGCCGGGCTCCAAGCCGAACAGCAAGCCTTGGGCGACATCACCAGTGCCGAGCAGATCCTCGCCAAGAACGCCGAACTTCACGAGAAGCACGAGAAGACGAAGCGGCGTGTCGAGGAATTGGAGCAGACCATCTCGCAGACGGAGCAGGCCGTGGACAGCGCCAGCATCGCGCTCGACGAGGCCAAAGCGCAGGAGAGCGCGCCAGCAGATACAACAGCCCTCGACGCAGCGAACGCCGAGCTAAGTACCTGGGAAGCACGGCTGAGTCCTGCGCTCAACTACGAGTCGACGCTGAAACAGATCGATGAGGCTGTGGTGCGGAAACAGGACCAGACGGCAAAGGTTGCTGATCTTGAGACTCTGTGCTCCTACTTCGGAGACAATGGGGTGAAAGCCGATTTGATTGCGCAGGGAGCCGCAACGTTCATGGCCACGGTAAATAGCGTCCTGTCGAAGTGGGACTACGAGGGCCAGCTCTCACCCGAGGCCGATGCGTTCACGGTGCTCACGCCGAAAGGTTGGCTGCCAACCAAACAACTCTCGGGCTTCGAGCTGCTGATGTTCAAGGCGGCCCTTCAGTGCGCGATCGCGGTACACTCCAAACTCAAGATCGTGGCGATCGATGAGGTTCAGACCATGATCGACGATCAGCGCAAGATGCTGTTCAAGGCCATCGACGGGATGTGCAAAGAGGGGCTGCTCGAAAAGGCATTCATTATCCTTGCCGACAACCGCGAGACCGTCCCGAGCCGGGCCGGCGTGGCGTACTTCAGGGTGCAGGATGGAAAGGTCCAACGGTTATGAAAGCATTGAGCGTCAGAGCAACAACACCCGATTCAATGTGGCTCCGTAGAGTGCGACAGACTTTACCGCGAAATATTTGGATGGGACAAACAATGAGCGAAGTGAAGCACACGCCGTTGCCGTGGCGTTGGGATGAGGACGCGGGATGCTTCATTATAGACGCCCGAGGAAACGTCGTCGCTGAAATCCCCTGCCAAGGCGGCAATCGCGCAGATGGGCCTCTCATCGTCTCCGCCGTGAACTCCGCCGCTGCCGCCGAGGGGATGCGGGAGGCGCTGGAGTTTCTAATCAAATACGAAATGCCTCTAGCGATGACTGGCAGTGTGGCGCAACGATGGGACGATGCGCGCGCGGCCCTCAAACTCTACGAGGAGAGCAAAGCATGAAACTGACGGATGAGCAGGAGAGGAAGTTCGGCAAGGCTATCATGGATTCGGCGCGATGTATGGGCGTTTATACGCCCTCTGAGTACGCGGCGATGGGTAGAAAGGCCGAGGAATTAACGCGCGAGATGCACTACCGCGAGGCGCTGGCGGAGCCGTCACAGTCCGAAGTAGAAAGATTCCTCACACAACTCCGCATTTGTGGAGAACCTACCGAGATGAGGGTGTCGTTTGCGCTGAGGAGGTTCCTTGAGCGACGATTCGCTAATCTATCGCGGCGCCCGCAGAGCCTACAAGACAAGGTGATCGCGTTCCTGGCGGAGCGTGGCTGCACATTCACAGCGGAGGGCGCTCAGGAAGTGGGCGATGGCCTGCTGGCGCTACTGGAGGGCAAATGAATAGCGAGCAGATAAGAATTTTGGATGAAAGTCTGACGTGCTACAGCGACGAGTTTTCATCGCTTCGCAAGTTGATGGTGGAGATTGGCTGTTCCGTCCTAGAGGCGGTTTCCGAGCGCCAGCCTCCCGCCGAACAGCCTTGGTGGGAAAAAGAGGCGAACGCTCATGCGTTGGCCTGCCGCGCCCATGCGGAGAAATACGGGTGTAGGCCTGGGACCAGTGTACTTGAGTTCGTATTGCGCGACGCTGAGGCATATCGAGAGGCGTGCGCGATGTCTGATCGCCGTGAACACGCCGCCCAACGTGCGCAGGGGGTGCAGCCAATCATGAAGTGCTGTTCTTGCGAAGCAACCACAGATGACATTAAGCCTGAGGTAGCGTGGCCGCCGCCATATCCGGCTTGCGGGAGATGCGGAGCGATGCTTGTCGATAAGGTTCAAGCGCCTGCGAAGTGTCCCAAATGTGGCGACGGACTCGATTCGTCTGAGTCGGGCGTTTGCGAGCGATGCCACGGGAATGCTGCCCCGGCCCCGAAAGTGAACGATGTGGTCGAGCGGTGCTGCAAAGCGTACTACCATCGCGGCGTGTTCGAGGCGCTGTCCCAGTGTGAGAAGGATGCTTGTATCGAAGGCATGACCGCAGCCCTGCGCGTGGCATTCGCTCACGATGACAAGTTGATCGGCGACGCCATGCGGCTGGTCGGCTACGACACAGCGGGAAGTAAAGCAGAGGCGTTCTGGGCGCATATCCGCGAAGGGCGCGGGATCGGAGAGAAGCCGTGAGTGCGTTATCTATCTGTTTTGGTATCTGTGTTAGTGTTTTGTACGCCGCTAGCTGGGTAGCCTCTTGCGTCTCTGAGGTGGCGCAAGAGCTTAAACGCATTGCCGATGCTGTGGAGAAGAAGGATCGCCCATGACCGCCCAATCTATCAAGCGGATTGTGATGCGCTTGATAGGGTCGTTTTGCGCGTGGATTCTTCTGACCTTCATCTTAACTCCCACGCGGCCAATGACCGATTTAGAAGCCGCACACGTGATGATCGGGGCAATGATTATGGCGGGAGCGATAGTCGGTATCGTGCAAGTTATGTGGTATTTCCTGTAGGAGGGATTGGTGACCGCCCAAGCGAAACCGCTGACCAGCGAAGAGGAATGGCAGCATGTTTTATCGAAGTGGCTCCGCGCCGAAGTGCGCTCGCGGGAAGGAAAAACAGCAGGGGTTACCGAGCAGTGGAGCGCGTCGCTCGGCCGGATTTACGCGACCACTCATTGCACGGATTGGTTTGCGTCTGAGTCTGACGCCATCCACGCCGCCTTTGAATTCACGCAGGCTCGCAAAGAGGAGATACGGAAACGCCGCTACGCCCTATCCTTACTGAAACTGATTTCGCACACACATGAGCATCTTCCAGAAATGGAGAGGAATCCGCACGATCATAGGGCAGATGGCGATGCGCTACTGGAGATCGTCGCCCGCGAGCAAGCCGCCCTGGATGAGTTGCTGAAAGGATGGAAATAATGAAAGTCCTGCTGTGCCAACTCGACGGGTCGTTGCCTAACATCGCCCTGATGCGGATTTCAACGCACCACCGGGCATTGGGTGATGATGTGGAGATGCGGCACGGCGCGGCTTTTGAAAATCGACTCTTTGATGCCGTTCCAGATAAGGTGTATGGCTCCGCGATCTTCCGCAAAAGTATCCCGCTGGTCGAAAGGCTAAAGCAATGCTTTCCGGAGGCAATAATCGGCGGTACCGGCGTCGATCCAGCGCGACCAGGCGAACTGATTCCGCTGAGTCCCGTTATCCAATCGCAGGTGACGGCCATAGAGAACCACGGCATATCTGTCGGCGAAAGCGCGGCGGATTTTGACTACTCGCACTATCCCAGCTACACAGCCTCAATCGGTTTTACGCAGCGTGGTTGCCGCCTGAGATGCTCGTTCTGCTGCGTCCATGTCAAGGAGCCGATACTTAAAAGTGTGAACGGCGTCCATGCGGTTTGGCGCGGCGAAGGACACCCAAAACACTTGCATCTGCTCGATAATGATTTCTTCGGCCAGCCTGATTGGAGAAACGTAATCCGCGACATTCGAGACGGCGGGTTCAAAGTCAGCTTCAATCAAGGCATCAATGCCCGGTTCCTGACCGACGAAGCGGCAGAGGCAATCGCCAGCGTAGCCTATCGCGATGACAGTATGAAGGTGAAGCGCATCTATACGGCGTGGGACAACCTGAAAGATGAGGACCGTCTGTTGGCTGGTCTCAATCGGCTTGTGCGGTACGGCGTCAAGCCGGATCACATTATGGTCTATGTTTTGTGCGGATATTGGCCGGGAGAAACTGTGGCTTCGTGGGAGCATCGCCGCAAAGTTCTCCGCGAGTTTGGAGCGCGTCCCTATCCGATGCCGTTCATCCGCACGCAGGAGTCAATGGGATTCCAGCGATGGGTGATCGGTGCCTACGATAAGCCCCACAAGGGTGATAAATGGCCCAATGGCGTACCTTGGGAAACGTGGGTCGCGGCAGGATACAGACCCGAAAGGCTAGATTCTGTGAGCGCGATAGAGAGGACGGTGATGCCCAATGAATCAAAGAAGCTATCGGTGCGAAATCCACGGATGGGCCTGCGTAGGTACGCCATGTCCGGCATGCACTAATGGCACTCTGACGCTCGGGACGTAGGCTCCGTACCGTCCTGAATACGAACGGGGTGCGCCGACACTTCGGCAAGAAAGAAGGTGAAGCTATTGATAAACCAATTGCTGTCAAAAAGATCGCGTTTGGGTTGCCAAAGGAAGCTGACCCTGATGAGGTTAACTTTCATAACGATGCTATTGAGTATTGCCCTTTCGGGTATAAGCTCATGGCCTCAAGTTGGTTCTACAGTCAATCAACGGATGGAACCGAAAACCTATGCGCTCCCAAGGCCGCAGATTGACCGCGCTGCATAGGCTCCGTATTGCAGGCGGAATACGAACGGGGCAACACAAACGAAAGGGATTTACATACTTCACTCCCCTGGAGGAAAAATGAAGGAGATTAGAGCACTCGTCAAGCTAGGTAGCATACGGAACCAGCTCTTAGCCGCGTCAACGCTCAAGGTGGAATTGCGTCGTGCAGCGCAGCGAGTAGCGCGACTATCAAAAGCTGGAACGCCCGAACGGTTCTTTACACTAACCGCAGTCGCTGAGGAGTCCAACCTGTCGGCAGGAGCGATTGTTGACGAGATTGTTAGGCAAAGGGAGTAATGTCCCGAACGCAAGGTTACCGCCCACGGAGGTGTGGGAAACGAAAAGGAGAATACGATGATCGTCGAAACCGAAGCGATCTTAGATGCTTGCCCCTTTTGCGGACAACCAGGCATCTTGCGCAGCAACAACGATGGGAAGATATCGTCGCCCCAATTTTGGGTCAAATGTGCCACGCAAGGCTGCGGTGCCAGCCCCGCCGCGAGGCCATCTGACACCGAAGCTATCGAGAGGTGGAACCGGCGCGCGTGAAGCCTAATCTCAAAGCCGGCAGTCTGTTCCCCCAGGACGCCCATTCGTCTTTCATGACGATCACCGGGAACCGCTACCGGGGAATGGTCGCGCGGTTGGAGAGGAAAGGCCTTCCGCGTCCTGCGTTCACGCTCGAAGAGTTCAGGCGCGACCTGCTCGACAACGTGATGGGTGGCAAGGAGGACGCACCGATCCAGTGCCGGTACTGCTCGCGGTGGTTTACGCTGTCTGAAGTCGACGTCGACCATGGAACCGCATTGAGCCGGGCTGGCTCAACGGGACTCGATAACATCGACTACCCGTGCGCCCAGGACAACGACCGCAAGGGATCGCTGTCAGTTCAGGAATACAAAGACCTGCTGGCTTATCTCGATACGATTCACCCACTGGCACGTCAGGATGTCCTGTCGCGGCTGGAGAAAGCAAACAAACTTGCAGCGGCCGCAGCCAGGTCACGCGGCCTGATGGCCGAACTCGAACGATTGAAGAAAGACACCCCCAAAGCGCCAAAGACGCAGGACTCGGAGTATTATTCTGAGCTACCCGACAACTTCTGAACCATCAACCGCCAGAAAGGAAACCGCCAATGGCAGCAAAACAAAAACCAGCTATCCTTAAGACCTTTTTTGAAGGACATCGCCGCAAAGCTTTCCTAGCAAATTGGAACCAAACGCGCGATAAGAGGGGCATCGACACAATCAAGCTGGAAATGCGTCTCCCGTTGCTCAACGAATCGGTCACCGGCATGAACGAAGAGATCGGCGACCCTTTTTCGTTGATGGCAAAAGACACCAGCAAGACCGATCGCAGCGTGGTGAATGTCGAGATCAAAGGCATGACTCTGGAAGTGTTCTCGACAGGCACCAGCAAAGACCACTGGACTTCTACGGCCGGCGCCCACTTCAAGAAAGTCTGGCTAACAACCGAGGGAGAAGAAGACAAAAAAGAGGTCAATCTGCACGTCGTCATCTATGTGCCGGGATCAGTCGAGTTCCGCGATTGGGCTTGGATTCACATCCACAAGGATTTCCACCTTGAAGCTGTCTACTCGCAAAGCGAAATGGAGCTAAGGGGCAACGTCGACGAGGACGAGGAACTGGAAGATATTTCCGACAAAAAACCCGAGGAAAAAGAACTTGATCCAGATGCCGAGCCGGTTCTCGCGCCCCCTCGTCGGCCAGGGGGGAAATCAGGACCCAAAGATTTAGCAGCGTTCCATGCTGCACAGCCTAGCTGAGTCCTGCGCGCTACTCTAACCACGTACCATCAACTCACTCCATGGAGAAAAAATCATGACCACCGAACGCAAAATCGCTCCCCGCGTTGGAGGCGCAGTTGTCGTCTCCCATTTCGACAGGCACCACAAAGTGCATACCGTCGTTGCCCACGTACTCGCCATCTCCGGCGGGATTCACCTTTTAACGCCCGACGGCGCACCAGCGCTCACTGTAGCCTTTCCTGATCCTGCGGCAGACCCGACCGTCCTTCAGGGCCCGAACTTCGCCAGAGCGTATCGGCGCGAGGTTGGCGTGGTCCATCACTCGCATCCCGAGGCCCAGGCAGGACGCCACAGCATCGTTTGGGGGCACGCGCTGGACCAAGAGGAGTTGAACGAGGAGGCGCTGCTGGAGGGGCCAAAGCACTCCGCGGTCAACTCAGCCTATGAGCGCCATCAGCCAGAAGCCAATCTCGCCGAGATCCAGCAGGGACTCCACGGTTCGCCGGCGCTGAGAAGTGAACTGGAACCATCAGCAGCCGATTTAGACGCTGTTGCGGCCGAAGAGACGGCAAAGCAAAAAACAATGATCGAGGATACCCGAACTCCCCTGGAACGCGCCGCTGGCGTCATGCGCGCCAACAGAGAGCCAGCCGCCGAGTAAGTGCTACTCTCGCTTGGACAGGGAGACAGGACTCTGATGGCGGTCGGGGTCCTGTCAGTCTGCACCTTGCCAAGCGGTTGAGCACCCGGAAGGTTCCTCCTTTACTTCTGGGTTGCTCCCGCCAAAAATAATACTATTGACACGTACCGCAAACATTTTCCGCGAACCGCTATTCGAGGGAATATGCTCACAGAATCAGAACAAATTGAAGCAATCTACGACGCCTATCCCCGCAAGGTTGGGAAGCGCAAAGCGTTCAAAGAAATAGAGAAGGCGATTCAGCGTGTAGCCGCCACCGTCACAGAAACCACAGTTGATTTAGCGAATGGAGACCGATTCAACAGGACAGTCACAGATCCCGTCGCCGCACGCCGCTTCCTGTGGAAAAAAGCTGCGGAGTACGCTGCGAGTCCTGCCGGCCAGAAGCCTCAAGACCCCACGCAGGACTTTCGTCCTCACCCTGCGACGTGGTTTCATCAAGACCGCTTTTACGACGATCCTGCCGAGTGGCAGAAACCGAACGGGAGGAAAAATGGCAAAACAGCAAACGTCACCGCAGCTGAAGGAATCGCCCGAGTCAACGCCAAAGTTGCTGACCTTGGGCGAAATCCTATACAGCCTCGCTGAGACGCTGGGGCCGGCATCGCGGTTCACTCTCACTGATCGAGCCCTGGACGCCTACGTGCTCACTGTTGGGCACAGGACCGACGAGGACCTCAACCGGGCCTATCGTGTGATCCTGCGGGCCAATCGTTTCATGCCGTCGCCGTCAGAGTTTCTCGACGCCTGCGGCATTCCAAAAGTTTATCGGGATGGGAGTAAGCCGGAATGAGCGTCAAGCCACAATTCGTATGCGACATCTGCGGCGCGCAGCGCCAGGACACGAATCACTGGTTTCTTGCCGAGCAGCTTCCCAATGGCATCCTGAGCTTCACTCCCTGGGATCTGCCCAGGAGTCCCGGCTACCGGGAACAGGCCCACATTCAGCATCTCTGCGGGCAGGCGTGCGCCCACAAGTTGCTGGATGCGTGGATGAGCGAGGCCAGCAAGTGAGTCCTGCGCCCGACTTCGAACTGCCAGCGAACGTTGAGTGCGAGAAGACGCTCCTCGGAGCTGTGCTGCTCGACAATGCCGCCTGGGATGAGGTCTCGCTGATCCCCAAAGAAGCGTGGAGCTTGGACTCGCACCTGCGCATCCGCATGGCCATGAAGCGCCTGGCGGCTGCGGGCAGCGCGATCGATATCAGGACGCTGGCAAACCATCTGAAAAACCGTCATGAAGTCGAAGCTGTCGGCGGCGTAGCCTACCTCGCGTCACTCACTGAGGGCTTGCCCCGCCGCCCTGTCATCGAAGACTACATCCGCATCGTGAACGACAAATCGATGCTCCGGAGGATCATAGAAGCATGCTCAAGCGGTATTCGAGAGGCGGCAGACCAGAGCATCGACGCCCTCGGGGTGCTCGGTACCATCCAGTCAAGGCTAGAATCTATTGGGATCCCTATCGGAGCCAAGAACGCCGCGGTAGACAGCTTCTTTATGGAGGCACTGGAAAGAGCCAACCGCCGCTTTCAAACTAAGCAAGCTCCACGCATCCCAACCGGCAACGCGTGGATCGACTCCAAAATTGGCGGCATCCTTCACGGCTATTACACCATCGTTGCGGCGCGCCCGAAGGTCGGGAAGTCAGCCTTCGGGGATACGGCGATCGCCTATAACTGCCAGCGCGGCCGGCGAGTCGTCAAGATTTCACTCGAAGTTGACCGCGAAATGTCGCTCTACAATCTGGTGCCGCACGTCGTAAACCTGCCCAACATCGTGTGCGTCCGACAGGAGCTACAAACGCCTGAGCAAAATCAGCTATTCAACGAGGGGATGGGCAAAGTGCTGGAATGGCCACTGCGCATCTACGAGGGTGACATCGACTGCGACGAGACCTGCTGGATCATCGAGCGCGAGACGCGAGATGGTGAGGAAGTGCTCTTTGTGCTGGATCACTTTGGGCTTATGGTCGAAGCTGGCAAAAACAATCCGAACAAGATCCGGGAGAGCTACGTGTTGGACTCCGGCAGGCTGAGACGGAAGATTTACGGCAAGAAAGCAGCTCTACTGGCGCTGTTCCAGCTAAACGAAGTGCCGCGGGAATACGCTGACAAGTTGCCGCGTCCTGCCGACATCGGGGAGAGCAAAAAGCCCTTGCAGGACTGCGCGGCCATGATCCTCCTGCACAGGTATCAGGACAAAGAGACACTGAAAATGACGAAAAAGGCCAACGTCCACCTGGCACTGGTGCGCGGAGGAGGATCACCGGGGAATATCGACGGCGAATTCGACACAAAGAGACTTGAGTTCGTGACACAAGCAGAGCTTGATGATGAACTGAAGGACTGGCACCAATGATCCGCTCTGGAGTTGTTGGCAAGACCGGTAGGATACGGCTCAAGGGTGAGGCGCTGGCTGCGCTGCGCCGGCAGTGTTTCACGCGAGACGGCTGGTGCTGCATCCATTGTGGCCGTCCGGTGTCGTGGGCATCAGGACACATGATGCACCGAAAGTCCCGCGGCGCTGGCGGATCGGATGTTATCGATAACGTGGACACGGGGTGTGGCGACTGCCACGTGAAATCTCACAACTGCGGCGGACGACCATTGCAAAGCGCTAGGAAACCAGATGCCTCATCACTTCACGAAGACGACAGTTCAAGCTGAAATCTGGTGCAACCGCTGCGGGAAGATGACGCCGTGGCGAATAGCAGATGGTAGGCGCCAATATTGCCTCACTTGTTACGAGAAGCCGAGTCCTGCGAAGAAAGAAGAACCTCCGGGGGACACTCAGCAAAATCTTTTCAGCTAATCTCACTTGTGGTGTACATTCAAAAGGAAAGGACCGCCATGAACAAACCTGATTTTGAACCCCTCGGCAACCGCTACCTGATCCTGCCAGATGTGATCGAAGGCGAGTCGGAGACCATCGGAGAC